TTCTTGTGTAGCTTTTCGTCGAAACCAAACCCGGACATGCCACAGTAACGCTTGGCTATATCGTTCCAGACGTACATGGCGCCGCGCCAAGAGTTTCGACACTCGCCGATCTCTCCTGGTTCGCTGCCGAGTTTGTAGACGTTAGTGGTGCTCATATTGCTTTCCTTTTCAACTCGTTAGCGAAAGCTCGGGCACATGGGCCCAAGTTTTCCGGTTCATGATCTTCCAAATGATATGGGGCGAGCAATCAAACTCGGCGGCCAATTCCTGGGCTTTGCCGCGGGCACCCTTCAGGCTGCGGATACGCTGCACCTGGGCATCCGTGAACAGTCGTGCGGCTCGTCCCTTTCCGTTCCACATGCGACCGGCCTGGATCTGGCGAACGGTGATCTCGGCGATATCATGCCGAGCGGCCGTTACGCTCACGTCTTCGATGCCCTTCATGTCGCGAATTGCTTTGGCTGCCTCAACGCCAACCTTGATCTTGGGGTGCCAAACGGCCTCTTTGTGGTTCTCGCCGGGCGTCTTCCACGAAAGGTGCTGAGGGTTTACGCAGCCGTCGTCCCCGCGATTGCATGAATGCGCGGCTTGGTGCTGGTCAGTCGGTGGATCGCCATGCACAAGCTCGCACATGAAGCGATGGGCATAGATCACTTTGTAGTCGAGTCCGAGCGTGCCGTAGCCGTCTTTGTGGCGGGGGAACGGGAAGATCAGGCATTCCACGTCCTGATAGTTGACGTGGCGCCTAATCCATGCGGCTTTTGGTCCGCCGTGCTCTTTCTTGTCAGTCATTGGATGTGCCTGAAGCGGTCTTTATGGAAAGCGTGATAGGCGTTGCGCGCCAGACGACATCGATGGGCCAGCCTGGCGCCGCGTCGATCTCGATTACCACCTCGAATTTGTCGCCAGACTTGCGGCGTTTCCAACCCATGCGGGTTGCGCGGCCAACGATCTCGTCACTCATCGGTCTTGCCCTTCGCAGAAGCACAGGTAACTCTCTCGTATGCGATGCAGCTGCACCATCCTGCTATCCATGCGCCGATCACCCACATCATGAAAATCCAGAAAGTCATGACTTTCTTTCTTCGTCAGTTAAAGCAGATGGATTGAACTCGGCGGTGTTCATGATGTAGTTCAGTGCTGGGTAGCTATTGGCGAGCTGCCGAATGGCTCCGAGCGGGACCTTGATCATGACGGAATCATGCGCGTCTTCCCACCGGCGGGCGATCGTGTCGATCTCCAGGCCGGCAAGCGCCAACTCGACATCATTGATGGCATCGCGCATCTGCATTGCCTTGCGAAGGAGGTCCGTCATTTTGAATCCTCGCGTTTTGCAGAAGATAATGCCGTCATGATCGCCCTGCCGATCGTTTCCGAGACGGACGGGGGCACAGCGTTTCCGATGGCTCGATTTCGCTCCATCCCGAAGGGAAGCCCATCAGCGCCTCCGTAAAGTTGGGATGGATTCGCCAGCCGTGCTCTTTGACGAGCGCGTGCACTCTCAAAACGGTCGACAGTTTGTAGCGCCCGGTATTCTCGTGCAAAGGAATCCCGAAACCCCTCCCATCCATCGAGGCGGTGGGCGTAGGCCACAATGAACACTCGTCGTCGCATGTGTGGGTGTCCCATGGCGCATGCGGAAACAGTGTCCCAAAGTGCATGATACCGGAGGTCGGAAAGCGTTCCGAGAACGGCTCCCATCCCTCGATCAAGCAGCGCTGAGACGTTCTCCACGACAGCGATGTCGGGTCCCAGCTCGCCAATGAGACGAGCGAACTGATACCATAGGCCGGATCGGTCGCCTTCAAGGCCGGCACCGTAGCCGGCGTAACTGATGTCCTGGCAGGGGAAGTCGCCGGCGATGGCGTCAATGGAAATTCCGTCTGCTCCCAGCCGTCGAGCGTCAAGGGTCTGCACGTCGTCATAGCAGGGGATATCCGGCCAGTGCCTCCGGAGGACGGCGCGGCAATAGGGCTCGCGTTCGCAGAATGCGGCCGTGTGCATGCCTGCCCGTTCAAGTCCGAGGGCAAGGCCGCCGATCCCGCTGAAGAGGTCGAGCACATTCACGAGTTGCCTTTTTCGTCAGTTAAAGCATCTCGCAGCGCCTTCGCGAGTTCATGTTGATTTTCCGTGCAGCAGCATTCCAGATCGTCGGCCTCATCCTGCACGGCACAGAGATAATAAGCTCGCGCGGCGTCAACGACCTTCCGCGCGCTCGCAAGCCGGTCCTTTATCTTGGCAGCTTCTTGCATGGCTCGCGCCTGGGGATCGCAGGGAGGCCCATCGCCTTGGCATCTGCCGTGGAAATCAGCGCAGTCCCTGCATCGCGGCCCATGCCCGTTGATCGCCTGCCATAGGGCAACGCGGTCTTTATGAGCGCTCGCAAGCTGGGCGCGGAGGTTCTCGATCTGGGCCAGCGCGCCAAAAGCGCATGGCACGTCAGACGTGCATGCCTTCACTTCGCCGCCGCATCCAGCACCGTCATAATTTCTCTCGAACACGCAGTCCGGCTTGTGCTCGCATTCGTCTATGCACCCACATTCAGGCGGATCGATCTTCATGTCTCAACCTTTCCCTTCCGGGGCAATTAACGCTGGATTTCGTGCGACGTTCTTTCGCTTGAGCAATTGACCGCGCTGCTTCGCGCGAGGAGATTCCAAGGCGCTCGCCTATAGCTGCCGTTTCCACGCCCTGCTCATGCAATTGGAGCGCTCGCGACAGTTTCTCGAAATTATCGGTTCGGTGTCTCATGCGAACTCCATGCTCAATTGAGTTGGTTTGATCCGAATACGATCAATAAACGCTTTGGCCTCGCGCCAGTCATTGGCGTTGCGGCCTTGGCGGCGAGCTGCAAACGACCATGCCATGGAGTCGGCGCTGAAAAGGCAATCGCGCACCACCCACGAGCTTAGAGCAGTAGTCTTGAGGCCAAACCCGTGCAGCCGAAGATCGGAGCGGGCGCGCTTAATCGCGGTCAAAATCTCCTCGATCTGGCGGATATCCGTGTTCCGTTTGCAGATTGACCCGACGCCGACATACGCGCCCGGGCTCAAGCGGTCGCCGTACATGGCGAGATGCCGCAGATAGTCGGCGACCATGTAACCCTGCAGCACCGGCATCACATAGACGCGCGGGTCGACCGCCTTCACCAAGGCGTCGTAGCGCTCGATCGTGAGACGCTGATGTTCATCGACTGAAAGCCCGGTCTTGGCGACGATGAACGGCTCGCACATATAATCCTGCGCGACAACTGCAACGAGCGTCGGATCATCGGCCCACCGATTAATCTCCGAAGCATACTCGTAGACTGACGAGCGGTAGCGACCATATGTGGCTATCTCGGTAAAGGCACCGCTATCCATGATCCACGCGCTGGCCCCGATCCGCTTCTTGCGACCGCGAATGCGGTTTACGCTCACGAAAGCGTGGTCGAAGTGCTTCGCATCGCTGGGCTGGTGTAGGCCGACGTAAAACATCAATGGATTACCCTAATTCCCAATTTACGCGGTGCGAAGCTTGCCGCGAGCACTGCGGTCTTTCTTCGTGCGGATTGAGCGCGCGATCCCATCGGGGATGATGCGGCTCATGAGAGCGCGCTGCTCGCGTTCTTTCTCCCCGTCGCCGGTAAGACTGATATCTGACCCGAGACGAGCCAATGCTCCCTTGCGGCGATCGTTCTTTCGTCCCGGAAAGTTCTTCGGCTTCATAGTTGGTTTCCTTTTGTTTCCCTTAGCTAAAACGTTGAACCGGAGGCCGTCCCGCATGGGTGCGCTGGCGCCGGGCGAAACCTCTTGAAACGATCTTCCGTTTTTCCGGTGCGACTCCGAGATGATATGCGCGCTTGCGGTAGACCTTCGATTTCTCGGCTACGTCTTCCGCGGTCTTGGCCTTATGTGGGGCGGCCAGCACGGGCGCCAGATTGGATTCCCGGTGCTCCCCGCCGTTGACCAGCGCTATGACGTGGTCGCACTCCCAAGCCTCGCCCGCGCGAATGATCCGGCCTGAGATGTGGCAACGGCCGCCGTGGCGTTCAAATACCCTGACCTTGACGCGGGGAGGAACCTTTTCGTCATCGGTCTTTCCGATCCATTCAGGGATGGCGCGGCTCATGACGCGCGCTCCAGCGCCTTGCGGGTCAAAAACAGCTCGTCAAGCTGGTGCCAGATCACCCGCGCTCGGTGGTCTGTCGCGAGGTCCCTGCGCGAAGCAACGCCGCAGATCAGGCGAACGCACTCCTCTGCATTCTCCATGCTTTCGTGCCAATCGTCGGGCCGTTCCTCGCGAAGGAAGGCAATGAACTCGGGGTCATTGCACCGAATCCCAGCCTGTGTCTGCGGCTGCATATCTCGCCAAGGTCGAACGCCTGGCTTGGCCCGAGCCGGCCTGTCCTGTTTCGGCTCGGGCCGCGCGGCGGTTACCCGTTGGTCATCATCTCCTCCTGAGCGCTTCTCTCCGCTCACAATCACATTCGCCACAGAGCGGAATGTCGTCGCTGGCGCCGCAACTAAAGCTGCTATTGCGAACCACTGTTCCTTGGCAGGATTGGGCAAGCCGCCCAGCACCTCGTAAGCCGCGTCGAAATCCTCGATCGGAACCTCAAAGATCAACTGTGCGACCTGGCGCGTCTTCACGAGCTTGAGGTCAGCATAGCTTGCACGGATGGCGAGCGGATTCATTGCTCAATCCTCAGAATGGGATTTCGTCGCTGTGGTACGCCGGAGGTTCGTCGCCATTGGCGATATCCGGTCCACTGGAGATCGGATCGGCCCGGCGCTGCGGAGCCTGCTGGCGATTATCCTTCGCGGTCGGAACACGGCAGCGCGTGGCATCCACGACCTTGCCCTGGTAGTCGGTCTTCACGCTGAACAGAATCAGCGGGTTGTCGAACCAGTCGTCCGTATCGTCGCCGTAGGCATCGCTGATCGTGCCGGCGTTGGTCTTGTTCAGAACGAGGCCTTTTTCCTTGCCCTTGAAATAGAGCACGAGTTTGGAATCGGTTCCGATCTTTTCGCGCTCGACACGGGCCATAGTGACGCGGATTTCGCGGCCCTGCAGATCGGAAGCTTTCAGGTATTGGCTGGGAAATTCTTCAGAGATTCGCATGTCATGTGCTTTCAGTTCGTGTCAGGAAGCTTTGATTCCGGTGCTTCCCTTGCCGGTTCTCGTCTTGGCGTCCAAAGTTGACAGTGGCCGCCATTGATTCCGATGCAACGCATATACGGAGGATCTATCCAGCCATCCGGATCGACCGGATTGAGGCCGGCAACCTTGGGGAACCGAACGCACGTCCATTGCGTGTACGACAGCTTGCGCGTCGTGCTGTGGACGTTGTCACAGGTTCTGCAAGGCGTTGGTGTCATTGGTCTGATTTCCATACGACAGTTATTTTTCGAGGCATCCAACTTGATGTTTCTGCAGTGGCCTGATCGGTGCGCGCCGCAGGCAAGGTACTACAACGCAAAGAAAGCCCCATGATCTCCGAACATTGCTTTGCGCATCGTCTCCAGCCGTCCGGTTTGAGTCTCATCTTCCGTCCGCAGCGAAGACACCGCATTAACTTCGTCTCCAAGGATTCCGGGGAAGGTTCTTCGTCCAAGAACCTCACGAACCTTCCCCGTGCACCTTTTTCTCTATGTATATAGAGAACTATCAGCGGCGAATGCCGCTGATAGGAATGGCCGCTCCTGTGAGGTTAGGACACCAGGTCACGGCCATATTCCGTTACGCCTTCGGCGGCTCGATCGCTTCCACGCCATCGCCACTCATCCGGGCAATCTGCAGCGCAGCGAGCTTTGTCTCGTCGACATGCGCCATCATCTTCTTGCGCAGCTCCTCGCGGGCGTGGGTCTTCTCGGCCGCCTTCATCAGTTCGATCGCCTTGGCTTCCGACGCCAAGACTTCCTCGTACATCGAGCGATCGACCGTCCCGATCACCCAGTTGATCTGCTGGGGCGTTTCAAGATCGGGCTCAACGTCGACCTCGACGACCTTATTCACGGTCATCTTGTGGCGCGTTTCGGTCGGAACCAAGATGTAGTCGCCGACCTGAATACTCTGGTCGAACGTCTTGAAGGTGCAGCGCGGATACTTGCGCTGATCCGTGTCAGGCTCATAGATTGCCTGAATGGCGCGGACCTTCGGGTTGATCAGAAAAATGGCCGTCGAGTAATTCATTTTGGTAGCTCCTTGGGGTTGAAAGTTAGTGCGCTGCTTCCATCTGTTCCGCGCGGGTCAGAAGTCTGACAAGATGTTGGTGGACCAACTCGATATCTTGGCGCTCAGCCCTGATGCGTTCAGCCGGCAGTTCAGAGAGCGTTGCTGCCGCGCTCATGAGGTCTCGGACTGCCATCGCTGCTGCGATTTCGGTATCCTGCTGGTTCCAATCTTCCAATGTCATTCGAACCACCTTGCGAGCAACGGAGCCACGTAATAGTGCTCCACGATCATGAACAGCGTGCCGGCGAGTGCCGCCATGAGAGGCGGGGCGATCGTAGCTGTGAATTTCATCCGTTCCCCCAGGTCAGTAGTCGGCAGATCAGGATGGCCTCGCCGATGATGATTGCGGCGGCCACGAACTCAGCGAGCGTGCGGATATAGATGGCAGTGAGTTCGACCGGATCAGTCTTGCGCATTGCTGGGCTCCTTGAGATAGGAAAGGGCGGCGCGGGCGTTATCATATGCTGCGATTTGTTCGTCTTGCTCAGCTCTCGCAGAGCTCCCGGGCGCGCCAACAGGCTTGAGCCTGAAGGGAACAAATACAGCGCACATGCCCTCCAGCGCCTTCCGCATCGCCTCGTTCTCGCGGGTGAGGCGGTCGACATGCTCGGCCGTGTAGACCGTGCCGCCGCCGTAGTTCGGAATGGACACGTAATAGGCGCCGTGGTGCCATGTGATATCGAAGCTGGTCGGCTCAGCCATTGGCTACCTCGTGCTTGCGAGCCGGCGAAAGCAGCGTCACGTCATCGAGCGAGCATTGATGTGTCGGGGCACCTTCTCTCGGTTCTGTGTCGCCATGGTATCGTTGCTGGACGACGTAAAATTTGCCGAACTTCCAGCTTTCGACACGGCTAATCAGGAATGCATCGATCTCGATAAGCTTCATGTTGGACATGACTTTGGCCCTGACGATGGACCCAACCTCGACGCGATCGCTCATCACACAGCCTCGTGCTTGCGTTCGTCGCGATCATGGTCGATCAGCGCCAGCACCCGATCGAACTTCGACATGATCTCGGCATGCTCGGGCCGGCGGACGCTCTCGACTTCCTCCAGCATCGACTCAGTCACGTCCCGCGAGCTGATGCCCTGCGCGGTGAACTCCATCTCAATGATCTGGACGACGTTCGGCAGCTCGCCCGAGCGGATGTCGATCAGGGTTTCGCGCCGGCTCATGTTGGCGGGATCGCGGGCTACCCACTCCATGCCGATCTTGCGGCCGGTGGTGCGGCAATAGCCGAAGTCCGCGAGGACGAAGTAAACGACGGGCGCTGCTGGCTCCTTCGCGGCCATATCGGAGCAAACGCGGATCGTGGCTAGGGTGCGGTGACGGGCGGTGTTCATGACTGCACCCACGCCTTGATCTTGTTGGCGCGGCCGATCACATCGGCGTCCTGCTCTTGTCGTGGCAGACCACCGCCATGGCTATAGACGCCAGCAGCGCTGTAGACGCTCACAACAGGCCAGCGCATCGCCATTTCGATGCACCAGCGGTTTAGATCAACGTCTGTCTTAGGGGTTGGCTTGCGGGCCATGGCGGCTCTCCATCAGCGATCTGATGCCCTCTTGTTTCACTTCTGATGAAGTCTGTCAATTGCATATTTTCATTCGACCTGAATTATTTTCTTGACGGCCGCAAATCGTATATCCTAAGGTGCGATGCACTAGAGTTGAAAAACTCCTCAAACCCGGAGCAACTAGCATGATACCAGGGGAGGGAAAGCCTCCCCAATCATGCACTTAGAGGTCGCATGCTGAAAACAGTCGATGACGTGATCGAGGCTTTGGGCGGGACAGGCGCCGCAGCCACACTGGTCGGCATCGGGGCGCCAGCAGTTAGCATGTGGCGTGCTGCAGGAAAGATACCGTCGGATAATTATCTTGTTATTTGCCAAGCCCTTAAGACTCGAAAGAAGCGAGTCGACCCATCGGTCTTTGGGTTTAGGGAGCCAGCCTAATGCACCCCGCCCTCGACCTCGCAAACCCCTTCAAGACTTCACCCGCGCCATCCTCAGCGCCTCACATCAGCCCCGGTGAGAGCGTGCCGGCAATGGCATTTGGCGTGGGTGAGCTGGCCGCTGCAGGGGAGGACTCTGCAGCGGCCAGCATCTACATTCCTCCCGGCTACGTGCTGGTGCCGATCGACGAGCTGAAATGCTGGCGCGACGATCTCGCCTATTACCGCGCGAGAGAGCAGCGGGCTCAGTTGGAGCCGCTGCCCTCATTCCTCCGCTCCCCCTCGGCAAGCTATCTGGATGCGATCGAAAGGCGGTCCTGATGTACGCCCTTGCCGATCTCCCAGCCCAAGACGTGGTTATGCTCGACCTGCCGCCACCCCTATCTGTGAACCGGACCCGTCGTGTCGACTGGACCGCCCAGCCCAAGCTCCGCGCGTGGAAAGAGCAGGCCGATCGATTCGTGATGGCCGCCAAGCGCTCGCCAAATCCGCCCAGGTTCGACCGGCTTGAGCGCTTCGTCGTGACCATCATCCTATCCGAAGACCATTGCGAACTCGACGCTGACAACGGCATCAAATCAGTAATCGACTATCTCCGGCGGATCGAGATCATCGCCAACGACGCCAAGAAGAACATGCGCGGGCTGCATGTGATCTGGGGCCATGCGCCGGCCGGGATGCGGGTTATTGTGAGGGCTTGCGCATGAGCAGGCCGTTAGCCATTGACCTATTCTGCGGCCTCGGTGGCTGGACGGAAGGACTACTTGCAGAGGGTTACGACGTGATCGGATTCGACATCGAACAGCATGTTTACGGAGAGCACCGCTATCCGGCGCAGCTCGTGGTGCAGGACGTACTCACGCTGCACGGCTCGCAGTTCAAGACCGCCGATCTGATCGTCGCTTCCCCGCCGTGTCAGGAATACAGCTACATGGCGATGCCGTGGAGCCGCGCCAAGGCGAAGGCTGCGGCGATTCGGGCCGACACCAGCGGCCAGGAGCTAGCTGATCTGCGGCGGCTGTTTAATGCCTGCTTTCGCATCCAGCGCGAGGCGTGCGAGGCGGCTGGACAGCATATCCCGCTGATTGTCGAGAACGTCCGCGGCGCACAGAAGTGGGTCGGGAGAGCTCGCTGGAGCTATGGTAGCTTCTATTTATGGGGCGACGTGCCGGCGTTGATGCCGATTGGCACGCACCGCAAGGTGACTGGATTTAGGTTTGACGGAAGCAAGAGATGTTTCCAGCAAGCTGCCCTTGTCCATCTGCGTGACGGTGCGCCTCACACAAAACACCTGACTGCGGCTGGAGAACATTTTGGCGGGCCTAAGATCAACCGCAAGCAGGCCAGCGCCATGATCGCGAAGATACCGCTGCCGCTGAGCCGGCATATCGCGGCGACATTTCGCCCGCTTGAGATGAGGGTAGCATGACAGCATGGACCGAACTCGAGAACCGCAGCCTCTCCGAGATCCAGGCCCGCCACCATGCCCTCAAATTGAGCATTGCCGCCAAGGCCAAGGTGGATACGGGGGTGAAATGCCCTTCGGCTTCCCAGCGATCGCCGGAACCAAGCCCAAAACCCAAGGTCAAGCTGCGCGAGATTCTGGTCTATCCGGTCATTCCGGAGACCAAAATACCTCCAAATCCTGTGGATAACCCTGTTTTTCCCGTCAATCAGATCAGGAATATCCAAAAGCTGGTCTGCGCCTGGGGAAACGTGACCATGGTCAGCCTACTCTCGGATAGGCGATTTGTGCCATTTGTCCGGGCTCGACAGGTTGGCATGTACCTAGCCGCTGAAACTACAGGAAAATCCCTCCCCGAGATCGGCCGCAGGTTCGGCAACAGAGACCATACGACGGTCATACATGCGATAAAGACGATCAAGGCACTGATGGCCGCGGATCCGAAGTTTGACGCACAGGTGGCCGCGCTACGGGCTGAAATTGAAAGACCCTTGCCAGATGCCCAGCAAGGGTCTTAAAAGGGGTGGCCGACCGAGTTACCAGCTCGTCGGCGCCGGCCGAATTGGCTGCGGAATAGCCTCGACCCGTGATGCTGAATTAGCATTCCCTCGCGACAATTCCAAGACCATTCTAGGCGGCCCAACCATCTCGTTTTTGTGAGACGTGGAATGACGCCTATTGCCTCCATGGTGCTCGAAATGATCGAGCAGAAGGTCGACCCCCAGGTGATTGCACGCGCTGTGCAGGCGGCCGAGGAGGCTCTTTTCATCGTCTCCGTTCCGCGGAATTCCGCGGAATTCCGCATTGACCAACGCAAGGAAAAGGACCGTTTGAGGAAGCGGAATTCCGCGGAAAACTCTGGAATTCCGCGGAATTCCGCGGATGCCTCTCTCTCTAAGAGTAACTCTATAGAAGAGAGAGAGGACGGGGCTGCGGAATTTCGCGGAAATTGGAGACCTTCCGAACCTGACTGGACGGAAGCAGTCTCCAAGCTGGGAGAGGCCGGTGCGACATCCGAGCTGACCAAGTTCCGGGAGCTAGATCGAGGCATTCCGGGAGGACGGGGACCGCGCTGGCGCGTCTGGGTACAGCGCGCGGTCGACTACCAGGCGAAGAACAAACCACCGCCAGCGCCGGAACTGCCGACGGTGCAGTCCCCCACGTTCGATTGGGAAGCTGTCGTGCGGACCTACCACAAAACCGGCTATTGGTCGCCGCAGGCCGGTCCCGATCCGGAATCTCCGGCATGCAAATGTCCGCGTGAGATCCTGGAAAAACACGCAATTCTCGCAATGAGGGTGACAGGATGATCCGCGACCCCTCCGACGGCTCGGTGAAGGAAATCACCCCTGAAGCCAATGAGATCAACACCTCGGCTGCGAAACCAGCATCCAAGGAAATCACCCCATCCGGCCTGCCGACGGCATCGGCGAGGCCTGCGATGCAAGCAAAACTCGAACGATCCCGCGCATGGCTGAAGGATTATCACGCCAGAAAGGCCACCAAATGACAGCCCACAAGCTGGGGATTCGGCTGTGCACCTGGCACGATCATGGGAGGACCGCATGACTGTCCACGATGATAACACATCTCTTTGGGAGTTATTGGAATTCTCAGAAAAGGATGAACGACATAAGATGATGGCTGCTGTCATTGGCTTGACGCTGGCTTGGCAAATTCGAGCCATGAGAAGCCACAGAGGCTGGAGCCAAGCTCGCCTGTCTGAACTGATGGAAACCTCTCAGCCCGTAGTTGCGAGACTGGAAAATCCAGAGAAGGTTTTGCACAGCACCATGGCAACACTTTTGAAGGTAGCAACTGTTTTTGATGTGGCATTGATTGCACGGTTCGCAGATTGGAAGGTCTGGATGGAAACCATGCTTGGCCGAGATGCATTCGTTCCGATGCCGTTTGATGAAGAGAAATTGCTGCGCGAAGGCGGGCACGACCACGGAGCGACACAATGACCTGCCAACGCTGCGATGACCACAGATGGGTCTGTGAATATCACCGTGATAAGCCATGGGGAGGCCCGTTCGCTTGCGATTGCGGCGGCGCTGGAGCACCCTGTCCGGATTGTAACGGAGGACGGGAAATCGAGGACGAATCAAGGAAAGAACAATGACCAGCATCATATTTGACTATCCTGATATCCGATCTCGCATGCTCGGCGAGGATAAGCCGGAACGGAAGCCGACTCCGGGCCCGATTGTGCTAACGACAGGTACTGGGCCGTTTATCTACGGCGCGTCACCAGTCACAGTTCCCATAAAGCCATGGCCAACCCTGCCAAATTAAAGGACCAGACAATGACCGTTCGCGATATGCTGACTGAGGACGAGGCGAAGACGAAGTGGTGCCCGTTAGTCCGGGTTTTGGAGTTTGAGGACAAACATGCTGGGGCCGGTAAAACGTATGAATGGGTGGCCGCCGCGGTAAACCGATCAGCCTCAGATATCATTAGTAACTCATGTGTGGCGGCAAAATGTATGTTCTGGCGATGGTCCCAGCAGGATCGAGAGGGTGTTCCAACAGGCTTTTGCGGCGCGGCAGGTTTGCCAAAATACATCTGAAGGATCAATAACATGACCGCAGAAATCATCCAGTTCATCCCCCGCACCAGGACGAAAACCCTGCTGGAAACCGAGGAACTCAAAGCAATGGAGTTCCTGAGCCACGCGCCGGCCCTGATCGCGAGCGAATCAGAACTGAACGCGGCGATTTGGCTCGAGCTGTGGCGGGATAACTTGGCCTGATGAGGCAACAATGCAGACTACAGATTTCTTCCTTGAGCGAGACGCAGTGATTTCGGATTGCGGCAGGTATCGCTACCTGTTGCGGCGAACATGGGATCACGACAAGCCACGCTGCCTCTATGTGATGCTGAATCCGTCAACAGCAGATGCCGAGATAGATGATGCGACGATCCGGTCTTGCATTCGCTTGGCGAAGGGTATGGGCTACGGAAGCTTCGAGGTCGTCAATATCTTCGGCCTTCGCGCGACCGACCCTGCCGAACTCGCCAAGGCCGAAGATCCACTTGGACCGATGAATGAGCGTGTCGTATCTGCGGCGATCGGCCGATGCGATATCGTGATTTGCGCATGGGGCGCCCACCCGATGGCGGCTCGCAAATCCAACTTCCTGCTGGGTTACATCAGGTCGCATAAGCCAGCAGCACATTGTTTCGGCAAGACAAAGGCCGGAGCCCCAAAACATCCACTTTACATCAAGAGTGGTACGCCGCTCGAAACATTTCGTTAACAAATTGAATAAACAATGAAAAAGCCCCGCAAACCCTCCAAGGCCGAGGTTAGACGCGCTGCAGACCGTGCGGAGGGCAAGGCAGTGGCTATTGGTGAAGAGGGAACATCGGGACCTGAGCCAGTAGGCCGTCCCACCGATTATCGGCCAGAGTATGCGGATCTCGCTCGCAAGCTGTGCAAATCCGGTCAAACAGACAGAGAAGTGGCTGATTTCTTTGAGGTTTCAACGGTAACGCTCAACAATTGGAAAGCTGAGTATCCCGAATTTCTTGATTCCATAATAAATGCGAAGGACGTGGCGGACGAGCGGGTCGAACGCAGCCTGTATCACCGCGCCATAGGCTACACCTTTGAGGCTGAAGAGATTTTTCAATATCAGGGCGAGATAGTTAGGGCCAAGGTGCGCAAGCACGTCCCCCCCGACGTCACAGCCCAGATCTTCTGGCTCAAGAACCGCCGCAAAGACCAGTGGCGCGATGTGCACCGGCATGAGATCGGGCGCGCTGGCGAGTTCGACAAGCTGAGTGACGCTGAGCTGGTGACGGAACTGGCGAAGACGGCACAATTACTGCTGACGGATCAGACGGATAAGGACGAAACGGAGTAGGGCAGATGGCTTGCGCAACCGGCAAGGTGCGTCACAAGAACAAGGTTGGAGCCTGTATTGCCGCAAAGAAATTCAAAGACAATTCTCTCAATGTCTACAAGTGCTTGAGGTGTGATGGCTGGCACGTAGGCCACAGCAATGACCCGTTGCGTAAAGTGGGGCGCATGAATCAGCTTTTTGCTCGGATCAGGCGCGAGGACGAGAGAAGGAACACGCAGAACTGACGGATCAGAGCGAGCCGGAGGAGAAATAATTCTGCCAATCGGCTTGCAATCCAGCCAAAATCCTGCCAATAAAGTGCCAGCGGTGCCTCGCGCTTTCTCAGGGGCTGGAACGCAAGATGGTCAACCATCCTAACCGCAGCAAATCTGGTCGTTCTCACATCATAAGCCGAGATGAACTTCTCTCGTATATTGAGGAAGAGAGGTGGACGAGATATGCGTCCTCGGCCTCAGCAAATAGGGTGAAGACCTTGGAGTTCAGCAATCGTAACCAATTCAAGGTGGCTGTGAGCGGTACGATTGTCTATGGCGGCCAGAGTGTTACTGAGGCTGTTGAGGCCTACAACGAGGCCGGATGAGTAAGCTAGACCAACTCAAAGCACTGGGCGACGCCAAGCGCGCCGCCCGGAACAGTTCTGACGGCGGCGTGGAAAGCAGACACGCAACGCGTTGCGACCAGCCTTCTGTCGTGGGGCAGGAAGACAGCGTAGCCGGGACCGACAGCCCGGAAGCCGGAGTAGCGCCCGGCCCGTCAGAAGCCAAATCAAAGCGCGGTCGCCCGCGGCTCGGTGAGTCCCGCGATAAACCATGGATCGAAGCCGGCATGTCCGAGCGTACCTGGTACCGCCGTCAAGCTGAAGCCAAGGCCAAGGCAGAAAAGGGAGAGTGAGATGACCACCGTATCCCACGACCAACTCCGATCCATCGTCGAGCGAATAGAGAACCTTGAAGCCGATAAGAGGGAGCTTCAGAAGGACATTGCGGAGATTTACCTTGAGGCCAAAGGCAATGGCTTCGACGTGAAAGCCCTCCGCGCCATTGTCCGCATGCGCAAGCAGGACGCAGATGACCGAGCACAGCTTGAAGCCATTGTGGACACGTACAAACTGGCTTTGGGCATGATCGCGGATTTACCTCTAGGTATCGCCGCGATTGAACGGGCTGGAGCAAGGGCATGAGCGAAGACGCCGAGCGAGCTAAGTTGAAGGAGTGGTTTTATATCGATCTGCCTCCCTTGCCTTCGGATGCAGTGGTTATACGAGGATCAATTCGACTCACGCCCACGCAAGTTGACGACATCAAGCGCAGCGTCGCCTACAAGCAATGGAGATGGTAGGGCGTCTAAAGTCAGATGAAGCTAGACCCCGACACCCGCCGACGCCTCGAGCTACTCCAGAAAGAAGCTCAGCGCCGGCTGCTGCGCAATAGCTTTGTTGGGGAGGGCGGGTTATACCGCTTCATCAAGCATTTCTGGCACGTGCTTGAGCCCAACACGAAGTTCAAGGACGGTTGGGCGATGCGCACGGTCTGCGATCATTTGCAGGCTGTTACTGATGGACATATTACCCGTATTTTAATTAACGTTCCACCAGGGTTTTGTAAGGCTTTGGATCATGACACGCCAATTTTGACGACGTGGGGATGGAAAAAGCATGGTGGTCTGGTTGTGGGAGATTTTGTCTTCGGGCCAGATGGAACACCAAAGAGAGTATTGGCATGCACGGCTGACCGTGTTGTGGAATCGTTCGCAGTAAAATTTGATGATGGAGCAGAGATTGTTGCCAGCGGTGATCATCTTTGGGAAATTGAAAGAGATGTACCTAGCGTAAAGCCTAAGTATAGGCGCGGCCGCAAAAGCATGGTGGTGCCGACGTCTGACTTAAGGATAAGCGGCTATAAACATCAGTCTAGCTATGAAAAAAGGCCAGACCGGATCAAGGTTTCGGAAGCGATCAAGTTCCCTCCACGGCAGTTGATGATTGATCCTTATGTGCTCGGCGCCTGGCTTGGGGACGGAGGGTCCAACGAAGGAATAATTTATGCTGGCGAGCAGGATGCTGAGCATTTTTGCAAGCTGGGCCGTGTCTCTCATGTGGCTCCGCCAGTACCACCTCGTAAGTCGGCGTTCTATCATATCACCATCGAAGGCTTGAGGGTTCGCTTGCGTCTAATGGGTTTGATTCAGAACAAGCATATTCCACAAGAGTATCTGGAATCGTCTATCGAACAGCGATGGGAGTTGCTGCGTGGGTTGATGGATACGGACGGAATGTGTGCCAAGAACGGGTCGTGCTCGTTCGTAAACAAGAATAAGGCCATTGCTGACGGGTTCATGGTGCTCGCTAGGTCTCTCGGTTTGAAGGCATGGAAGACAGAGACATGGTCACAATGTGAAGGTAAAACCTTCGGTCCATATCAGTTCATCAACTTTATTCCTCCGGTTGGAGCTATTGTTTTCAATCTTCCCCGCAAGCAAGCGCGCGTTCGTGGAAATATGAATGACAGATCCAGAAATCGCTATGTGGATAGCGTTGAATCTGTTGGTCTTCGTAGGGTGAAATGCATTCAAGTCGAGGGCAACCTTTACTTGGCCGGCAGGGAACTTGTGACCACCCACAACTCGCTCATAACAGATGTTTTCTGGCCCGCGTGGGAGTGGGGCCCCATGAAGATGCCTCATTTGAGGTACGTGACGTTTTCCTATTCGGTAGACCTGACAGAGAGAGACAACGACCGCTTTGGTGTGCTGGTAACAAATCCAGAATACCAAGAGACGTTTAATGTCGGGATTAGAAGTCTAGGAAAGAAACTGGTATCGAACACGTCAACTGGCTGGAAGTTGGCGTCGTCTGTGGGTGGCGTAGGAACTGGACAGCGCGGCGACAGAATCGTACTTGATGACCCGCACAACGTTAAGGACTCCGAGTCGGATACGGTCCGCACCGAAACGATTCGCTGGTTTAGAGAGTCGATGTCCAACCGACTGAACGACATGGAGCATGGCGTTATCGTTGTCATCATGCAGCGCGTTCACGGAGAGGATGTTTCTGGCGTGATTTTGGAAAAGGGTATGGCCTACGATCACTTGATGATCCCGATGTTTTATGACTATGGCCGACAGACAGACAACGAATATGAGCCAGTGCGTACCTCGATCGGATGGTACGATCCGCGGTATGACGAATGCGACCCAAACGACGAAAGCCAAAAGTTGCTGGCGTGGCCAGAGCGATTCTCTGAAGATGTCTGTGGTAAGCTGCAAACAGATATAGGAATATGGGCGTGGGCATCACAATACCAACAATCTCCGGCACCTCGAGGCGGTGGTATCTTTCAACGCGACTGGTGGCAACTCTGGGAAAGCCCGGACGGCCGCTTCCCGGTCTTCGACTATCTGGTGGCATCGCTTGATTCGGCGTTCACCGAGCAGGAGCGCAACGACCCGAGCGCGCTGACGATCTGGGGCGTATTTTCCAAGGAGGGTGAGAGCCGTATCATGCTGGTGCACGCTTGGCGCAAGCACCTGCAGTTCTCTGGTCCACGCATGGACATGGCTCCGGGCGAGAGCAAGCAGCACTGGGTCCAGCGAACCCAGCCCACCTGGGGTCTGATGGAGTGGACGAAATACACATGCGAGCGTTTCCGGGTCGACAAACTTCTGATAGAAGCTAAGGCGAGCGGGATAAGTGCGGCGCAGGAGCTATCAAACCGATATGGCCGGCTGGATTTCGCGGTGCAGCTCTGTCAGGTTGCGGGGAGCAAGGAAGCAAGGGCTTATGCGGCACAGCCGACGTTCTCCCAGCTTTTGGTTTACGCGCCGGCTCGGGACTGGGCGGAGATGGTAATCGACGAAATGGAATCGTTTCCAAAGCACAAGTATCGGGATTTGACCGACAGTGCCACGCAGGCCGTGAAGCATTTGCGCTCTCTAGGACTAGCCAACACCGACGAAGAGAGCAAGGCAATCGAGGTAGAAGAACAGATTCGCGACTTGGCCAAGCTGAAGCGCGGATCGGTGGCAGGGGGGTATTTCTCGTGACGAGCGGCACTAAGGGCGTCGGCATGAAAAAACACGGCAAGTCAGGTAGCCATCGTGGCAACACCAAGAGCCCTAAGTTCCGGCATGTGCAGCGCTTGGAAGCTGAGCGCACTGAAATAAAAGACAAGTCACGCCTGAAGGACCCCAAGGAAAGCATCAAGGAGCTATTCAAATGACAGGCTTGCGAGTCCTTCACCTTATGAAGGACGACTTGGCCGACATAAGGAACAAAATGGCCGCCGACTACCGCAGGCTTAGGAAAGAAAATCCAGCAAAGGCTATGCTGCTGTTTAAGCGGATGCGCGCCGCAACAGCGGTAACGGAGCGAGCCTTGCAAGATAATCTCTATGAGAGAAGCGAGCGGCATGACTGAGCCGGACGAGATCATAGCCAAACTCGTCAAACGAGCCGAGGAAGAGAAGTGGACGCAAGACCAGCTTTACGAAGAGATTTGGGCCGCTGCTGTTGAGTGGGCTGGTGGGCTTGTTGACTATTCACCAAGCTAAAGAGGATTCAAAAATGTCTGAGATCGATTCAACGCAGGGTGACGAAGCCCAACGCAAGAGAGGAGGTAAGATAATCGGCAAGATAAGAACGGAGCAATTGCCAACATCCTTGGAGGATCTGTACATATCGGGTGCTGTAAACAGCATCACTATGTTTGGTCGTCGCGGGCCAGTGGCAGTGTACCCGAAGACAAAGGACGGAAACAAATCATGACCGGACCACGCATCATCGGCGGCAAGCCCGCGCTCAACGAAGACCAGATCGCAATCGTCGATCTGCTGAAGGAAACCTTGGCTCAGGCCCTTGAAGGCAACTTCTCCACAATCGGAATTGTCGTTTGCATGAAGGACGGCTTTGCCTCGGTGATGTCAGGCCGGCAGGCTGCAGACCTCAACCTTGCCTGCGACGACCTGAAATACAAGATCCATGCCGCGGTAACGTCTGGCACGACGGAGCGGGTTTCGCGGCGGTCGTCGATCCTGAAGCCGATTCAGTGATAGATTCTGCTGCTCAGCCGCAAAGGAAAATACCATGACGATATATGAAATAGTATGGTGTTTGACGCAGTTTTTGGGGGCAATACTTTTTGCCGGAATCGCCGCTGCTGTAATTACGGTCGTCGCCTTCGTCGGTGTCACCATCATCTTGGGACCGACATATTATGTGTTACGCGCATTTGGGCTGATCCCCAAGGCGATTAAATGATGATGCCAAAAACGTATCACGATTGGATTTTGCTGACGTGGTTGGTGATATGCCTTGTCATAATCGCCGCGACAGCGCGTCTCTTGTGGCGAAGGCATTTTCGTTTACACACAGAAAGGTAATTCTGAATGCCCCGCCAACCCCAAGGTGACCTAGACCGAGCTCCGTGCATAGAGCCTGACACGGAGTTCCCTGATTATGTGGAGATCAGGCTCGTGTGGGGTCCAAACTCGCGGTCTCACATAATCCGGGCGGATGAGTTCTTCGGCTGGGTGGGGTACGGAGCCCCGATGTCAGGGGACGCGGTTATCCGGCATATTGAGAGGCTGAGGCGGTTGGGAGCGCCGAAGTAAATCAGCGTAGGCTCAAATGCCCAAGCTGATGCAATAGCGGAATAATGGCGTAGAATAGAACGATTGCGCCAATGAGGATGACGATCAGGACGTTGATGACCGAAGCAAACGGCTCGGCGATCGGCATCAGTGGAGCGAGCTTCAGCCACACCCAATAGACGAATCCGCAAACGAGCATGACGATGATCAATTGGATGATGATGTCGGGCATTGAAGCCTCCAGCAGCCCGCAGCGGGGCTAGAGCCATAACCGACCTGTGGATATTAAGTTCCGTGGACGCCCTACCCAAACCGTAGTAAGACGTTCCGGCCCGCTCGCCGCAGGCCCCACATGACCGACGCCCGGTCCCAACTGGAAAGCAGCTCGTGGCCGGGCAAAGCGGATCATTGCATGTCGTCGTGGACGATGGCGAAAGCCAGACAATTTCCGTCGATCCGGAAACGGGAACTGTAACGGAACAACAGCCTGACGGCGGCGTCATTGTCAGGCTCGACGCTCCCAAGGCCGGATTCGGCGAGAAGGAAGAGGCCTGGTTCGCCAATATCGTTGACAAGATTGACGGAATTAAGCTTTCCGTCATCCAAAACGACCTCATAGACGGCATCAAGGCAGACGACCAATCGCGCCAAGGCTGGCTCGACAACGGTCGCCGCGGGATGGACATCCTCGGGCTGAAGATCGAGAGCCCTGGATCGGATGTGAGTTCTACCGGCGAAGGGCCGGTGATGTCCAAGGTCCGGAATCCGTTGCTGCTTGAGGCCTGCCTCAAGGGCTGGGCTAATGCAGAGGCCGAACTGCTGCCGGCGCAGGGCCCGGTCAAGGTCAAGTCAGACGGCCGGGAGACCAATCAGGAGGACGACGACGCGGACAGGCTCGAGCGGGCCGTCAATCGCTACCTGACCGAAAAGGCCGTGGAGTACTACCCCGAAACCAGCCACATGCTGCTGTGGGGTGTGTATTTCCGGGGGAGTGGGTTCAAGAAGATTTACCGCTGCCCGATGCGGCGCCGGCCGGTTTCGGAGAAGGTCGAGGGCAAAGACCTCATTGTTTCCGACACATCGACCGATTTGCGTTCCTGCGGGCGAATCACCCACCAGATCGAAATGCGCCCATCGGTGTTCAAGCGCATGGTCATGCTTGGCGCCTATCGCAAGACCGGCGCACCGCCTCCGAATCCGACGCCAGACCAGATCGACAGCAAGATTGCTGATATCCAGGGCACCACAGCGACCCCCGATCGCCCGGAGGACAAGCCCTATACGATCTGGGAAAGCCAGTGCGAGCTTGATCTGGACGAGTTCATTCCGGCCAAGTCCAAGTTCAAGGGACAGGGCATCCCGCTCCCCTATCTCGTCACGATCGACCGCGACAACGAGGAAATCCTCTCAATCCGCAGGGACTGGGAGGAACACGACGAGCACTGCAACCGCCAGCGGATGTATGTCAGGTATCCTTACATTCCAGGGCCCGGGTTCTACGGAACCGGCATGCTCAACCTGCTGGGCAACGCCTCAGCCGCGATGACCGCTGCGTGGCGCGAGGCGCTGGACGCTGGCATGTTCGCCAACTTCCCGGGCGGGATGATCGCCAAGCTGGCTGGTCGTCAGATCAATACCGATTTTCAGGTTGGACCTGGGGAATGGAAGCCGGTCGAGACTAACGGTCAGGCGATTGGCAACGTCATCTTCCCCAACCCCTACCGCGACGTCACTCCCGGCCTATTGACCCTGATCGACAAGATCACCGAGCAGGCCAAGGCGCTCGGGCAAGGTGCGGAGATTCCTGCGGCGGAAGGCATCGCCAACGTTCCCGTTGGAACAATGCTCGCCCAGATCGAGCAGGCCACCAAAGTCATGGCCGCGGCCCACAAGGGCATGCACACCGCTCAGAGCGAAGAAATCGGCATGCTAGTGGAACTGTTCCGCCGGCATCCGGAGGACTTGCTAGCCGCTGCTGGCGACGAGCTACCGGACTGGGATGCTCAACGGCTGCTGGCCGCGCTTGAGAACGTCAAGCTCGTCCCGGTCTCCGATCCGAACGTGCCGAGCCATATTCACCGGGTTGCGAAGGCGCTGGGCTTGGTGCAGTTGCTGCAGATCCCTGATTTCAAGGCGCTGCTTGATCCGAAAGAGGCACTGTTGCGCGTGCTTGCCGCGATGCGGGAGGCACCGGAAGGCTTGGTCCGCGATGCACCGCCACAGCAGGGACCGGCCCCGGCTGACGCCGCCAAGCTCATCGAAGCCCAGACCAAGGCGAAGAAGGTTGATGCCGACATTGCGAACGACTCGACAGAGAACCAACTGAAGCAGCAGGAATTGGTCACTCAGGTCCAGACCCATAAGGACGACCTGATTAAAGAGCAGGTGATCCATCAGGCAGACGCCGAGAAGGCGCAGGCCGACGTGGCCAAGGCCAACGCTGACACTCAGAAGAAACATCACGAGATTGCGCAAGCAGAGGTGGATTCGCGCCGCAAGACCGGAGTAGAATTGATCAAGGCTGGCTTGGGCTCCCATCAGGCGCATCAAGAGCACCAATTGAACGTCGCCGATCATGTCAGGCAAAGCCGACAGGACCAGCACGATCAGGCCATCTCGACGCATCAGGCGTTGAATCCGCCAGAGCCGGCTAAGCCTACGACGAAGGGCAAAAAATGACATCATATCCACATCCAACGCCAGAAATGCTCGATGCCGATCCGCTATTCGATGCAATCTGGAACGCCATAAAAGGATGGGATATCAGCCGCCACAATGACGGTCTCTATAGCGGCCCCACTGGCAATGATGCTCGGCATATTTACGATGCAATCGTTCGCGCCATTCCCGGTGCTGGACAATCAGGCCCATCCTTCCGCGAGATCAAACAGGAGATCAAGAATGGCCCATCCGTATCGTGACGCAGCGCACAAAAGCGACCCTTCATGGCTCCGAGGACTCCAGCCCTTCGTAGAGAAGGCGACCGACGCCGACGTGACGGACACCATTCGCAATTACGGTGGCGACAAAGCCGTGCTGGAGAAGGCCGCCTATGAGGCGAAGGAGGGAAAGTAGATGGGTGACATCATCTATGGATACGACTTCAGGAGGTCACTGCGGAAAGGCAGCCTACGCGAGATAGGGCTGCGCATTATCGCCTCCAAGGAATTTCAGGCTGCCGCGATTGGTTCAGATAAGGAGCAGTTTCCGTTCGATCCAGTCTCTGTGGCTATTATGAACGGTTATGGCGACAACCTCTCAGGAGAGTCTTGAATGGCCCACCCCATGCAGGAGCACAAAGCTCACAAGGTCGAGCGCGAGCGCGTCAGCCGCATTGCGGGCGTCAGTGAATCTCCCAAGCACTACGCTCGAGGCGGCTCGGTTCATTCCGATGAGGCCGAAGACCGCGCCTTGATCCGCAAGGAGGTCAAGGGATCGGCGCTCAAGGGCGATGGGAAGGGGGCCAAATCCCGGGGGGACAAGGCCGTACGGCGTGCCAAGGGCGGCCACGTCAAGCACAAGGGCAGCGGCAAGACCAGCGTGAATGTCATTGTGGCGCCGAGCGGCGGGCAGCATCCGCCAATGCCCGGTGGTGCACCTCCGATGGCTGGACCGCCTCCCATGCCCACAAAGCCGCCCATGATGCCGCCCCCTCCTGGCGCTGGCGCTCCGCCCATGGCAGGCCTCGGTGGGCCTCCTCCGGGTGGACCGCCAATGCCGCCGCGGTCAGAAGGCGGACGTGCCTACAAGGACGGCGGCGCGGTCGGAAAGAAATCTCTGGCCGACAAGAAGGGCGTGACCGGCATTGGCGATCGGACTCCCATCCAGCATTCCGGCAACAAGAGCGACACCCAGAACATCGGCCGCGGGCCGGTCATCACGCGAGCTGCGGGCGGCCCAATCTATTCCGATGGTAAAAAGGGCCACCAGATGGCGCCGAAGTTGCCTTCTGGTTCCGGCGGTGGTAAGGCTCGGAAAGCCAAGGCCCATATGCAGAACAAGGCTGGACATGAGCCATGGGAGCCAGCGGTAGAACGGTAAGATATGTCGGACCGGGCTTTCTCAGTCTTCACTCTTGATTCCCCGCAAGCCGCGAGGACCATCAAGGCGAAGCTGGAGAAGATCAGGGCGGATCGAGTAAGCGAACTGGTCGTCGCGCAAGACTGGCCAGACCACCAGCGCCGAGTGGGCGTCTTGGAAGGAATCGATGAAGCGTTGCACGTCTGCGACGATATCGAAAAGGCCGAGCGGGCCTAAAGGACGATGAATGAAGTTGAACTTGAGACAGCTCGCTGAAGCGGCTGCGCACGACCCGGCCAAACCCTTGTGGGATGCGGCGGGAGATCTGGGAGACTACGAAGTTTTCCACAATCTTATTTTGATCGCCACCTATGTACCGCCGCTGAAGGTCATGAAGGGCCCGAACGGCGAGGAAATCGTGTTTCACGAGACCGACCGATCTCAGGAAGAAAACCGTTTTCAGGGGAAGATCGGTTTGGTCCTGAAGACTGGCCCCATCGCGTTTCAGGACGATGGCGTGGCCAAATTCGGCGGTATTACCGTCAAGCCCGGGGATTGGGTCGTTTACCGTCCCAGCGATGGCTACGAACTTTATATCCGCGATCGACGCAAGATGAACGAGGGCCTGTCCTGCCGGCTGATCGAGGACACCTTCGTCCGCGGTCGGGTCAAAGACCCCTCACTGATTTATTGAGGGCGCGATGGACAACCCAATGCGCAGGCGCATCCAAAACCATCCCGCCCAAGACTTCGCGCTCTTTCCTACCGATGATGAGCATTTGCAAAAGCTCTCGGACGATGCCCGGGAAATGCTCGAGCTGGCCACCAATGACGGCCTGAAGTACCGCGCAATCGCAGACATCACGGGCGCCAAAATCGGCACGGTCAAGAGCCGAATCAACCGGGCTCGCGTCAAGGTTCTGGAGATGCGCGCGGCGTCCAAGACGGTTGCCATCGTACAGGCAGAGGCGGCACATGGCTAAGCCTGTCAAGAAGCGAAAGCGACCGCCGGCAAAGTCGAAGCTGGCGAAGGCTTTTGCCTCTGCGCTGCACAAGAAAAGGCCAGTCACTAATCCAAAGTTCAAGTTGAAGATCGGTAAGCTTGAAGACCCCTTCTTTATCCACCCTGAGACGATACCGAGCGGCGTTGCGCTGCAGTGGTTCACATTCCGAATCATGGGAGAGCATGAAGCCGACCTTCACCATCCTCTTGGGCGTTCATTTGTTCAGCAAGCGCTTAACAGCGGATGGAAATTGGTCCAAGGGTGCGAAGTAGATGGCCAAGCCCTGATGTGGGCGCCTGAAAGTGTGGCTAAAGCGCAGGCCGACGCTGGCAGGAGTCGCGCCCAACAGCAAATGGCAGAAGCCCGCGCATTGTTTGGAATGGACGGCTCCAAACCGTCTCCCTATCATGGCGGCATTAGGATAGCGGACACGAATTTTGTAGAGTCTAAGGTTTATGAAAGCATTCCGTCTGACGCTCCGCCAATTGATGTTGATGTGACCATAAAGGTCAGGGTGTCGGCTCGGTGGCAGGATGCTGCAGCAGCGCTCGGACTTGAAGTGGGCGAGTACACACGCAGGCGCCTATATATGGAGCCTATAGTTTTGGGACCGTGTATTCTTTATGAGAACTTTTCATGCAAAGGCGCTGCTTATGAGCCAGTGCAGCTTCTTACCAAGAGGATTGATTGATGGCTGACGACGAAATCTCCATCAACATCATCCCTGACGAGACCGCCAACGTTGAGGGCGCGTCTGAGGTCGTAAAGACGACCACAGAGCCTAAGATCGAGGTAAAGCCAGATCCCGCCGTCCAGGACCTGATGGCGCAATACAAGGATCTGGAGACCCGCGCGGCCGAGCAGGAGCGGCGCCGGATCGAGGCAGAGCGGGAAGCCGCGAGGCACAAGCGCGAAGCTGAGTCAGCGAACAAGCGTGCCACGTCTAGCGATCTCAACACCATCACCACAGCCCTGAGCGCAGCACAGGAAGACGCAGAGCGCGCCAAGCGTGATATACGAGTAGCCAAGGCGGCAGGCGATATTGATGCGGAAGTCGAAGCGCAAGACCGTCTCGCCAAAGCGCGTTCCACGGAAATGCGGCTCGACGAAGCCAAGTCCGACATGGAGGCGCGAGCCAAGGCCCCGAAAAGAGAGACCGAAGAAGTAAGGTCGACGGACCCGGTCGAAATCTTCGCGGCGAATCGCACGCCTCCCACCGCGGCATGGGTGCGCGCCCATCCCGAATATGTCCGGAGCGAGAAGGGGCTGAAGAAGCTGACTGCGGCCGATGCCGTGGCACAGGCTGAAGATCTCATCCCTGACACGCCGGAGTATTTCGCGCGGGTTGAGGAGTATCTTGGGATCGCCAAGAAGGCGCCCGATCCGACTGAAGCGTCACAGGTCACCACGCAGCAGCAGAAGAGATCGCCTGCGCCTCCCGTGGCTCCTGGTGCGGCTGTGTCAACCAATGGCGGCGGTTCATCCCCCACGGTTTCACTGACTGCGCGGGAAGCCGCAGCGGCTCAGGACGGCACCCACGTCTGGAACTACAACGACCCGAACGGGAAATTCAAAAAAGGGGACGCGATCGGTTTGCAGGAATTTGCGCGGCGCAAACTGAAGCTGCAGCAGCAGGGCGCCTATGACCGAAGCTATACGGAAGGGCAATGACAGATGGCGTCCGTAAGACATCAAGACCCTTACGAAATTCCCAGTCACCTGATCCCGTCCGGGATGATTTACCAATGGGTGTCGAAAAATACCTTCGGCGGGATCGATAAGCAGTACCAGACAATGTTGGACGCGGGATGGACCAACGTTCCATATAAGCGCTTAGAACGTCACTTCCGCGGCAAATATCAAGGCGGCCCAGGTTACGAAGATGAAATCCGGATCGGCGGTCAGGTCCTGATGGAGCGCATTCGCGACGTGTCGAAGATCGCGCGTGACAAGGAGATGGACCAAGCCGTGGTCAACGCCAACTCTGGCCGGGATATCGCTGTCGATCTTGCTTTCCGCATCAACCTGTCTGCGTTCGAAATCGAGACGGCAAGGTCCATGAGTCTGAGCAGCTCGCAGTATGTGGCATGGCGCATTAGGCAGATTGCCGAAGAAAAAGACCCGTCGATCATCATGGGATGCCAAGGCGGCCAACTGATGTTCTCGACGATGCCGAAACGGTTTGTTGCGAAATACGGCTGGCTCAAGTGGCTGTTCAATTTGATCTCGGTCGAGACTGAGGAGACGGACTATGAATGACGAACCTGAGATCGTAAAATCCAGCGAGACGAAGATCGACGGCCGCAGCAAGGCTGCTCGAGCAGCGCGGGCAGCGCAGGCTGAGCCCGTCACCCGTCAGGTCAAGAAAGCCCCGATCTATCAGGATGAGCCCGTAGCAGCGGCGCGCACGGCGACCCGGGGCGAAATCCGGACGAGGCCAGACGGGCGAATCGAGGTCACGGGACGTGACGGCGAGGTGCTGTCGCGTACCCGCACGCAGGTCGGCGACATCTTCGACATTCCAAAGGACATGATTCCGAAGGGATGGTCGTATCAGTGGAACTCAGTCAGTGTCGCCGGCAACTCTGAAATCCTGCTCGACCAGAATCACATGATGCACCAGAACGGTTGGCGCCCTGTCCCGGCCGAGCGCTACGCCGGCACACTGGTCCCCAAGGGCAGCAAGGGCAACATCATCCGCGGCCAACAGATGCTCATGGAGCGGCCAACGGTCCTGACCGAGGAAGCGCAGGCCGAGGACATCCGCAACGCCCGACAGCTCATTAGCGATCGCAATGAGAGCCTGAAACTGGCCGGTGTGAAGAAGGATCTGGGCGACGGGTTCGAGATGAACGGTAAGTACCGCGGCACGGGCGGAGGTATCCGAATGCAGATTGACAAGAGCCTGGATGTCCTAAATATCAACAATCAGCGATCCTATCAGGTCGACGACGGGGAATAAGTTTTCGAGGAAGGCGTGCGCTATGCCAGATAAATTTAAGCCATCTGAGGTTGGCTATAGGTCAGCAAATTATAGTCATGAAAAGTTTTGCAGAGTTTGCAAATTCCTCGACATCGAAAGTAGCAGATGTGAAAATCTTACTAGGCGCGTTAGTTTTGGCTATGTTTGTGATCTGTTTGTGCGCGATCCGTTGAAGAAGTCACTACCACCTAAATCAAAAAGAGATTGAGGCGCACGCGCGCCGTATAGAGGAAAGCATGCGCTTAGTTATCTCAATGGCTACGCGAGGCCGTCCGGATCGGCTCATCGATACCATTCAACGATCGTATGCCAACTGGTCTCACCCAGAGACCGTCATGCAGGTCCAGCTTGATGACGATGATCCAACTCTGGAGCAGACTTGTGGACTCTTGGATGCACTCCCATGTGTCAGGGAGTCGCGAGTTGTTCCGAATGTACGACCGCGAGAAGACACAATCGCTGAGAAGTGGAATCGCGCTCTCACCGAACCAGCAGACGTGTATCTTGTCGCAGCCGATGACGATCCTTACGTCACACCTGGGTACGATACCCTTATCATCGAGGCTGCGAAGCGATTCCCAGATTCCACAGGAATGGTCTACGGCCATCTCGCAAACCTGTCATTCTCCGGAGCTGTAGCGCCGACGCGCAAGCTCTGCGATCTGATGGGCGGAGTGATCTTCCCGCCGCTATTCCCGTACTGGTTCGTGGATCATTGGACGGACGACGTGGCGCGCATCATTGGGCGCATATCGTTCGCCAACATCCGCACGGATCAGTCCAGACCTGGCATTACGCAGGAAATGCGTGAGCCGGGGTGGTGGGCTACGTTCTTTGACGCCGCGTATCTGATGCGGCGCAAGCAGGCCCACGACATCATGGACCACGAGGACTTCCGCTCCTCCACGCCTGAGTGGCAAATCAACCTGTTGAAGACCCATCATCCGCTGATCGAGGTTCGGTCGCGAATGATCAATTCCGGGGTGCGTGCGCAAGACAAGCAGCTCTCACAATGGGCCGGCAATCTCCCTCCTGACGAGCGGTATAACCGGGTGAAGCAGCGGGCCATTGCGCTGATTCCGCGTTTGCTGGAGGACTATGGCATGCCGGAGAGTGAGCAGGAAATGTTTCGAAAGTTTCTGCTGCCACAAAAGGGGTAAACAACGATGTCTGAATATCGAAAAGACTTTCGCGAGGCTCAATCCGAATACTATTGGTCGATGCCTCGCGTGGCAGTCGGACTTTTCGTCGGGATGATTGTGCTCGGCGGTGTGGGCTGGAGCGTCAACATCGCCATGCAGCCCGGCCGCATCATCAGCAAAACGCTGGACGCCGACAATGTCATCAACAACTACGAATGGTTCCACGATGCCAACGGCAACTATTTGGCCCGCGTTGCCCAAGTCCGCCAATTCAAGGCAATGGGCGCCGCAGAACAGGACCCGCAAGAACGCTCCCGTCTTCGGATCGAGATGGCCGCAGTCCAGCAGTCATGCCGGGATCTATCCCGCCGCTACAACGCCAACGCCGCCAAGATGAATCGCGGAATTTTCCGCGAGCGAAGCCTTCCCGATCAACTCAATTCTGGAGAGTGCGAATGAACCGCGCCATTATGCTGCCTCTGCTTGCTTGCCTCGCTCTGGTCGGCTGTGAAGACCTCCCTCAATCCAACAAGAATCAGCAAGCCGAAAAAGCTGCTGCGGCTGCGCAATCGATCAAGTTCGACGAAAATGCTGAAATCGACAACATCAAGAAGCGTCTTGAGCTGACAGCCGATCCCGGGAAGTATGGCTTCATTCTTCTGCTCAATCAAGCTGGACAGCCGATCCTCTATGAAGGCGTCAAGGGCAAGGTCACCAGTGGCGGGAAACGCCTAACGCCGCCAGACCGTGCCAGTTCAGCATGGGGAGGGGGACAGAACACTGTGACCCGCGCGGCGGCATCTGACGAGGGAACGTGGGGTAGTTCCTCAGCCTACATTTTCTATTGGAACACAGATGGCGTCTACCGGCAGTGGGATGGCGGCTATCTCTACAGTGATCAGCCAATACGGTTGCGTGTAGAACCTCTTGTGATCTCTATGCAGGCTGCCTCGGCGAAATGATCATCAACCCTCGCACCGTTGTCCTATGCCATGGCGTATGGGACCTCCTGCACCTTGGCCACATCCGCCATTTGCAGGAGGCGGCTAAGTTCGGCGATTGGCTTGTGGTCTCCGTGGTCTCCGATCGGTTCGTCAAGAAGGGCATGGGCAGGCCTCACTTCAATGCAGAGCAACGGGCCGAATCAGTCCGCGCGCTTGGCTGTGTGGACGAGGTTGTCGTCAATGACGAGGAAGGGGCGTGGGACCTGATCCGCAGGCTCAGGCCAAACTTCTACGTCAAGGGCGTGGACTATGCTGGCTCGACCAACCCTGGCCTTGCCAAGGAGCGCGAGGCCATTGCGGAGGTCGGCGGGAAGATGAAGATCACGGGGGGACATAAGTGGTCGTCTTCCCGGATACTGAAGGGCGAGACGTTCTCCGACGACGTTTGCCAATACCTGGACTTCATGAAGAACATAGGCGCTCGGGACAAGATCCTTGAGGCCTTCGAAGCGGCCGACAAGCTGAAGGTCCTGTTCGTCGGCGAGATTATCCTTGATGTTTACCGATATGTCCAAGGGCTGGGAAGGGCGTCAAAGGAACTGATGCTGGCGACGGTTGAGACAGGAACGGATGCGTTTGAAGGTGGGGTCATCGCCGCATCAAAGCATGGGGAGTGGCCGAACAGCTCGTATCTGAGCCACCCAAGAAGCACTGGGATTTCGAAAACCCGGTACGTGGATCAGGACTTCAAGCGCAAGATATTCGACGTCTACCAGGCGCGCGAAATCAGGATGTTAGACAACGACCGCGAGGCGTTTTGTGCAAAGCTTCGCGACGGCATCAAGGATGCGGATGTCGTGGTGGTCAACGATTTCGGCCATGGGCTTATTGGGCAGGAAGAACGGGAGTTGTTGAATCGCTCCAATTTCCTCGCCCTCAACAGCCAGACGAACGCCGGCAACTATGGGTTCAATCTGGTTACCAAATATCTCGGCGCGGACTATATCTGCATTGACGACCCGGAGGCGCGGTTAGCGGCCGGGATGCAGAGAGAGCCAATGACGAAGGTCGTGAACGAGCTTGGCAAGCGGATATCCTGCGGCCGGTTCCTGATCACTCATGGGCGCTTCGGATCGAACTGGTTTCATGCTCTACACAGCGGCAATGCCCCAGCGCTGGCGCGAGGCGGCATCGACACGATGGGGGCTGGCGATGCCGTCATGGCGGTAACAGCGCCGCTGGTGGCCGCAGGGCTCGACTTGGCATGCGCTGCGCTGGTGGGGAATGTCGTCGGGGCGATCAAGGTGTCTATCCTCGGGCACAAGCGACACGTCGGGCGGGATGAGATTTTGCAGACGCTGGAGGCGTTGTTGGCATGACAAAATCAATCTACGAATTAGTCAGGGATCAGCCTGACGACATCAAGGACAGGTTTGTCAGAGAATACGACAGGTTGGTTGCACAGCTATGTGTTCCGTATGATGACTACGCTGGGAGACAAAAAATAGCGGAACTGGTGGCGAAGGAGTTGCTGTCGTGATGGGAGATGGGATAGCCCTGACAACCGCTCCTCATCCATGGGGCTATGAGCGAGACAGCTTTGCTAGTTTGGGCTTTGCTCTGGGCGGCATCCAAGTCGAGCCGGACGGCTATCAAGTCGTCCACAACCTCATCACTCAATACGGCCTGCAAAAGTCCCGAGTGTTTTTCATTGGAAACGGCGGCTCAGCGGCGGTAGCCAGTCACATGGCCTGCGACTGGCAGAAGAATGGCCAATTCCCAACTTTCGGCCCGCCAGATTCGGCCCTCATGAGCTGCTACGGCAACGACTACGGGTTTGACCGGATCTATTCCGAGATGATCGTGCGGCATGGTCAGCTTGGGGACGTATTGTTCGCGATCTCGAGTTCTGGAATGAGCGAGGACATCCTGCGCGCGGCCGATGTAGCGGTCGGCATGCGGATGAATGTGGTCACGCTAAGCGGGTTTGGCGTCGGCAATTTCCTACGGACCAAAGGCCAGGTGAACTTCTATGTTCCATCGAATCATTATGGTACGGTCGAGATCGCACACCTCGCCATCCTGCATTCGATTTTGGACGAAGTGATTGAGAAGGATAAGGCCAAATGAAAATCCCCAGCTACCTCCTCGACACGACCAGTCACAGCATCCTGCACTTCCGCTTGGAGCAGCGAGGCTGGCGGATCGATCGCAACTTGGTCCTGTACCGGATCGGCAAGGCGCTGGGGATGGTGAAATGACGAAGCCAGCCGATGACGACATGGTTCAAGGTTTCATGGATGGCTATGACCTCAATGCCCCTGAGCCATCCGCCAATCGATCCGCCTCGTATCGACATGGGTTCGCCAACGGCCGGGCCGATAAGACCGGAGTATCTCGCGGACTCTCGTTTGATGAACTGACGCGTCGCGCTGACGCTGCGATGGATCAAGATGAAAGGCGGTTACTGCATTGACCCCGCAAGACCTCCTATCCTTCGAGGCAGAGATGGCAGCCTTGTTCGAGGCGGGACAGATCCGTTCCCCGCTCCATTTGGCCGGCGGGAACGAGCAGCAGCTTATTGACCTGTTCAAGCGTATCGATTTGGAAAACGATTGGGTCTGCGGCGGCTGGCGTATGCACTACCACGCGTTATTGGCTGGCGTCCCTCCTGAAGAACTGAAAGCGGCCATCCTGGCCGGTCATTCAATTGCCCTCTGCTTTCCGAAGTATCGGGTGATATCTTCCGCGATCGTCGGCGGGATCGCTCCGATCGCGATGGGCATCGCCTGGGGCCTCAAGCGCAGCGGAAAACCGGGCAAGGTCTGGGTCTTCATGGGCGACATGACGGCGAGGACGGGGATCATCAGCGAGACGGAGCGCTATGCTCACGGGCATGAACTTCCGATCAACTTCGTGACGGAGGACAACGGAAAGTCCGTCTGCACTGATACGAAGGAAGTGTGGGGACGATGCGGACACTCGCCTTATCTGAGCTATCGGTATGAGTTGACGAGGCCTCATGTCGGGATCGGAAAACATGTCAGCTTCTGAAGAACATATCCCGGTCTTGGGCAAGACCGTTGTCGGTTGCTGCAAAACGCAGGACAGCAAAGGATACGACGTCCTCCATATAAGCTTTGGGGATGGAAGCGGCATCCTTGTCCGAGAGGAAGGCCAAGCTGGGCATTTCTCTGTTCAAGTTCTCAAGCCGGGCATTGGATGATGAGCTACTTCGATCACCTCTGCCTTGCGATGCAAGCCCTAGCTAGTGATGAGCGCGTCATCTTCATGGGTCAGGGAGTCGGCTGCGATGGCACGACTATTGCGCCGTCCTTCCGCGGCATCGCCCCAGAGAAGCGGATTGAGATGCCCGTGGCCGAGGACATGCAGATGGGTATGGCGATTGGGATGTCATTGCAGGGGTTTGTCCCCGTATGTACGTTTCCCAGATGGAACTTCTTGATTTGCGCCACAAATCAGATAGTTAATCACCTAGACCGGCTTAGCCTGTATTCCGAGTACCGGCCAAAGGTGATCATCCGAACGGCGACCCCGAGCACATCCCCGTTCTATCCAGGCCCGCAGCATGACGACGATTTTACCGCTCCATTCCGCGCTATGTTGAGGACAACTGACGTGGTCACTCTTGACCGAGAGGACCAGATCGTACCCGCGTATGTAGCGGCGTTGCATTCACCGCGATCGACCATCATCTGTGAGTACACCGATCGGTATAAGGATCAGAGGGCTAAGTCATGACGCGAGAGGACAGACGGATAGCCAAATTTGGAGTTGGTGCTCTGGTTTTTTCGATCGGCGTTTTGTTCCTTGTAGCTGAGCTTGGCTCAATGTCGCGTCCTTGGGATGATTACGATAAGAAGTGCATGAACAAGACCGCGTTGGAATTGGCGCAGTGCATTGATGACGTGAAAAAGGCAAGGTACCCGAATGGCTAACAAGGACTACGAGATCATCATGAAGTTCGGCCCGAAGATCGCAGGATCTCTTCAGGCCAAGCTTATGTTCGATCTGGAGAAGCATCTTCGGGTGTCCACTGGACTTCCGATCGAGGTGTTCAAAGAGACGATGCCTGATGACTCGAAACTCCGAAACCTCATGACTGAGGAAGAAAGAAAGCGCATATGAGCAATCTACCGGAGTTCTTTGATCACGTCGTCACCGGGTCTCCCACCATCTCGGTCAATGATCTTATTCTTGATGCTAGCAAAGTCGGCTGGTGGAAAGATCGCGTTCTGGCGTGGGATCGTGGTGAGCGGATAGCCCCGGTCACGATGGACGTAGCGTGGACGCGAAAGTGCAATGCGGCGTGCGTTTTTTGTTTCGCGACGATGCAGGCTTCTGAGGATGGCGGAGAGATCACCAAGAAGCACGCATTCGAGTTTTTGGAGGATGCCGCTGAGATCGGCGTCAAGGGCATCAGTCTCATCAGCGACGGCGAATCGACGGTTGTGCCGTGGTACGAGGAGTCAATCGAATACGCCGCCAAGCTCGGCATCAAGATCGGCATCGGAACGAACGGAGTGCGGCTCAAGAAAAAGGTTTTGGAGCGCATCCTTCCGCACATCACCTATCTGAGGTTCAACTTCTCGGCCGGTGAGATGCCGCGCTACAAGGAGATTATGGGCCTCAAGGAGCGGGACTACTGGCAGGTTATCCAGAACGTCAAGGACGCTATGGAAATCGTGCGCCGCGATAACCTGCCGTGCGTCGTGAACATGCAGATGGTCACAATGCCACAGTTCCATGATCAGATCATGCCGCTGGCTAAGCTGGCGCAGGAGATCAGGCCCGGGTATCTGATCTACAAGCATTGCAGCGATAACGATGAGGGTCACCTTGGCGTCGATTACAAGAAGTACGACGCTCTGTACGACACCTTCCGAGAAGTCGAGAAGATGGGTGATGATACGTTCCGCGTCGTGGTGAAATGGGCGCGGCTGGCTGATGAAGGCAAGCGGCACTACAGCCGATGCCTTGGCGTTCCCTTCCAGCTTCAGATGAGCGGAAATGGCCTCATCACGAGCTGCGGATTTCACTTCAACGAGAAGTTCAAGAAATTCCATGTTGATTCGATCGTCAGCACGCGATTCAGAGACATCTTCGCCAGTGACAGATACTGGGAAATGGTGCGCTATCTCGCCAGTGATCAGTTCGACCCTCGGGATCGCTGTGGCACCCAGTGCTTGCAAACCCACACGAACCAATGGCTATTCGATTGGAAAGAAGGGAAGGTAGACTTTCCCACAACGAAGATGCCAGATCACGCTGAATTTCTCTGACAGGACTTTTTGATGGCTCTCACCCAAAACGACAAGAAGCATTGGGCTCCTATTCAGTCCGTCATGGACTACCTCACCGAAACAGTCATCCCGAAAGACGCAAGAGTGCTGGAAGTCGGGCCCGGCCACGCGCCATTCAAGCGAGCGGACGTCTACGTTGACTTTGTGGACGTTCCTGGGGTGGACAACCTGATCAAGGTGGATCTCGGTACGCAGCCACTTCCGTTTGCAGACAAGGAGTTCGATTTCGTCTTCTGCCGCCACACGCTTGAGGACATGTACAACCCATTCCTCCTTATCAAGGAGATGTCTCGGGTTGGCAACGCTGGGTACATTGAATGCCCCTCACCAATCGCTGAGCTGGGTCGCGGCGTAGATGGCGGATCGCCGCCATTCTATGGGTATCACCACCATAGATGGATCGTGTGGATAGTCGGCCAAGAATTGAGATTTATTAGTAAATATCCGTTTGTTGAATACCTCCGGTTTGACTCGGAGAGGATCGATGGCCTTTTAGGTAAGGAAAAATATTGGAATAGCTATTATCTATGGGACAATGAAATTAATTTAGTCCACCGGCAGTCTCCCTTAGATTTCAACATTCCAAGAGACTATGCTTTGATCCTAAATGAGGCTCTGGAGCGGTCCAGAGAAAGTACAGATATCTTTTGGAGCCGAATGCCGCGATGAGAAAGCCAAACTCTTTAGTGACGCATGAAGAAATTTTGTATTTTTTGGACTATGATCCAAAGACTGGGATTTTTATTTGGAAAAATCCATCAAAATATATGCCAAAACAAAAGGGATGCATTGCAGGCCGACTTGATAGCGGAGGCTATCGTCAAATAGCGATCAATAATCGCCGATATGCTGCAGCGAGGTTGGCGTGGTTCTATGTTCATGGTGAGTGGCCGCCTGAGTTGGTTGACCACATAAACTGCGATAGGGATGACAATAGGATCGATAACCTGAGAAAATGCAGCCCTGCTAACAACGCCAAGAATCGAAAGAGGCGATGTGATAATAGCACTGGATTCAAGGGTGTAACACGAGACTATAAGAACAGTTTCCGAGCCACTATCCAGTCGGATGGCGAAGAAATACACCTCGGAATGTTCGATACGGCCGAACAGGCTCATGCGGCTTACGTTACAGCATCACTCAGGCTTCACAAGGAATATGGAAGGACCTCATAATGGCTACCGACATCTTCATTTTTGTTCCAGCATTTGGCCAGATTATCACGGCGACGACATTTTTAAGCACCCACGCGCTTCGTCAACATTTGATGAGCAAGGGAATCGGCGGGGGGATCTCAACTCTGTCATTCCCGGATATTGCTGAACTGCGGTCGATGGCTCTGACAATTTGGTACGATACGCTTCCGAATAGCACCCACATCCTTTTTATCGACAGCGATATGGGCTGGCCGCCTGAGTTGGTTACCGACATGCTGATGTTCAACGAGCCGATCGTCGGTACCATCTACCCTCAACGCAAAATGCCACTTTCGTGGGCTGGGTCTGGCAGTGGTACGCCACTTACGGAGCGCCGCGGTGATTTCATGAGGGTCGAAGGAGTGGGTTTCGGTGTCACTCTGATCAGGCGCGACGCGATCGCCGCTATGGTCGAGAAGTTTCCAGAGCTGATCGACACCCGGTTGACCCTGCACCCGGCCGGCGAAACATTGCGCCAAGCAGGAACGAATCGGCTTCTCCGACTGTTCGAAAAGATGGACGTGCCTGACCGCGGCCTGATCTCCGAGGATCTGTCATTCTGCATTCGGTGGGGCCAGTGCGGCGGGTCGGTGTGGGCCAACATCGGGCACCGCATGAGCCATGTCGGTCCGTTCGATTATGCCGGCCGGTATCTCGACGTTGTGGAGGCTCAGGCCCAGCAACAGATGGCGCCTGTGGCGCCCATGGACGCAGCTCAGATTGCAATGCTGCCGGCGGCGTAATTTCCACTTGCAATCCTGTAGGGCGACGCTATGTTTCGCCCTACAGGAGCCTCACCCAAGGACGATATCAATGCGTTAGATTGACCATTCAAATCAGCCTGTTGCATATGCGATTATCCGTGAAGACCTAGAAATGACATCTGGCAAAGCGGCTTCCCAAGCCGGCCATGCATTTCTTGATTCGTTTCTTACAGCCCCTCCAGAGAACACAGCGGCCTATCTTGAAGATGGCGGCACCAAGATTGTTCTGACCGTCCCCGGCGAGCGCGAGCTGTGCGACCTTTTCCACCGCGCTAAGCTTGCTAAGCTGCCATGTGCCATGGTGATTGAGGAAAATCACGTCATGCCGCCGCACTTCGATGGTTCGCAAATAGTCACTGCGATCGGCATCGGACCCCTTCCCCGCAATGAAGCCAAATCAATCACGAAAGGATTGCCCCTCCTAAAGTGACAAGGTCAAGCCCCTGTAGCTCAGTTGGTAGAGCGGCCGATTCTAACTCGGCTGGTCGCAGGTTCAAATCCTGCCAGAGGCGCCATATTCCTCGGTAGCTCAGCGGTTAGAGCATCGGATCGGAAACGGTCTGAAGGTCGGTAGTTCAAATCTGCCCCGAGGAGCCATTTTTAACGGCCTTTTTATTGTCATCTCTCCATGGTATTCATCTGTCGGAACTATACGCTTGTCGGTTTGTTAGGCCACGTCAATTTCAGCAGGTACAAGATGCGGCATCGTCACCAAAGACTGACAAGCGTCTTGCTGATCGCCATTATACGCCCGCGTCACCATCACCACCGCCATCAAAGGATTATCCACATGAGCGCAGTAACCCTCACCGTAGGCCACAAAGTCGACTTCGCGATTATCTTTCTGGACCAGAATGGTAATCCGATGCAGACCACACCGACCCCGGATTCGCCTCCGGTATGGTCCGACGTCAACCCCGAAACCGGCACTCTGACGCCTTCCACGAGCGGCCTGACCGCAAGCGAACTCGCCATTGCGGCCGGCAGCGACACGGTCAACGTGGCCGTTACCGTGGGAGGTGTCGAGTTCAAGGGACTGATCGATGTGACGGTGGAGGCGGCGCCACAGGTCCTCACCAGCATTCAGATCCTCGCGACCGTCAGCTAAGGGGGTTTTCCCGCGACTGCCGCCCTTCGGGGCGGCTTTTTGTTATTGACAAACCGCGCATAATGCACGATATATGATTTGCCCGCGCTGAAGGGCTCAGCTACTTCTCTTGAAACGATGATGCTGAGTTCGTTGCTTGCCGGGCAACAACGGAAACTACGCTGCAGAGTAACGGATACTTCTTCGCAATAGAGCGGCCTTAAGTGGCCATATCCCGTTCTCGCTACTTGCTAGTTTCCGTTGTTGATCTAAGTGGGATTGACGCTGCAGAAATCAGTTACTTCGCTTTTGGAGCCAGGGGTCGTTGGTTCGAATCCAACTCGGGAGAAGTCCCGGTAGCTCAGTGGTAGAGCACTGAAATGTACTGATTTCGTCACTTGCTCAGTCTCACTTAGATCATTCGGCAGGCAGCCGTGAGGCCATGGGAGAATACTGATGGCCCGTTTGAATGTTTCCCCGAAAAATACCGCCAAGACCACTGAAGGAGCGCCGGCTTTCGGTCGCCTCAAGCCGATCGAACAACTGCGCCGATCGGTGTTATCATGCCTATTGTGGGAAAACGAGTTCTACGAGGATGGCAAATCTATTGCTGAGCGAATCGCCGAAACCGCAGCGCTGGTGAAGCCGGCCGAATTAGCGGCGCTGGCGATCGAGGCGCGCAAAGTGTTCAACCTGCGGCATGTCCCCCTGCTTTTGCTCGATATCCTCAGCAAGACCGGGCCTGCGATGATGGCGGACACCACGGCACGAGTGATCTCCCGCGCCGATGAGATGGGAGAGCTTCTGACCGTCTATTGGCGCAACGGCCGTAAGAGCGTACCACGGCAGATGCGCAAGGGTCTTGCTCAGGCCTTCGCCAAGTTCGACGAATACCAACTCGGAAAGTACGATCGAGACGGGGCCGTGAAGCTTCGCGACGTTTTGCGAATTGCTCGGCCGAAGCCGGCCAATGACGAGCAGTCGGCTCTATGGAAGAGGGTGAAGGATCGCACGCTTAAGATTCCCGACACTTGGGAGGTCGCGCTTTCCGGCGGGAAAGACAAGCGAGAGACTTTCGAGCGGCTATTACGCGAGAGCGGGATCGGCTATCTGGCGCTACTCCGAAACCTGCGTAATATGGCGGCTGCTGGCGTCGATAGCGATCTGGTTCGGCAGGCAATTGTAGCACGGCAGGGCGGAGCGCAGCGAGTGTTTCCCTTCCGCTACGTCGCAGCGGCGAGGGCTGCTCCACAGTTTGAGCCATATCTTGATCAGGCGCTTTGCGAGGCAATCACGGAACTTCCTGTCTATCTCGGAAAAACTGTGGTGATGGTCGATGTGTCCGGATCGATGGATTGGGCATTGTCGCAGAAATCGGACATGAGGCGGATCGATGCGGCTGCGGCGTTGGGCGCGATAATTCCAGGCGATATTAGGCTATTCACGTTCTCGGATGGAATTGTTGAGGTACCCCCGCGACGGGGTATGGCTGGCGTTGATGCTATTGTGCGGTCTCAGCCTCATAACGGCACCAATCTTGGCGCGGCGGTGGCGTGGATCAATGCCAATGTGAGGGCTGACCGATTGATCGTCATCACGGACGAACAGAGCCACGATGCGGTGCCAAACGCTTTCGCCAAGGGCTATATGATCAACGTCGCGTCGAACAAGAACGGCGTTGGGTATGGGGCTTGGACCCACATTGATGGGTTTTCTGAAGGTGTGTTGCGCTTCGTTCACGAGGTCGAACGTGACGGCTAAGGAACTTATCTCTATAGGTCAGAAGCTATATGGTAATCGAGGGTGGCAGACAAAGATGGCTGCCGCCCTTGAAGTCGACACTTCCACTATTAGACGCTGGATTTATGCAAACAGTGTCCCGGGCCCAGCAGCGGCAGCTCTGAGATGCTTTGAGCAGTCCACACCCACTTGACATTCTCTGATTTATCTAGCATTTTGCCGAAATTCAGTTCCCTCCAGCCAGTGGCAGGAGGTTGAGCGGCCAAGCGAGACGATAGATCGTCCCTTGGCATTCTGTCGCAACAAGCCGTTGTGACTTTCTGGCAATCGCACCCCGGCAAGCGCTGGACGAGGCCTTAAAAGTCAAGGGCTTGTCATGGCTAACACCCAAGCGCAGTTCGGCTTCGCGCACTTCGGCTACCTGCCGGGCGGGGCTCCCGACTACCAGTTGTCCAAGTACCAGATCCAGTCGACCTACGCGACCGCCATTTTCTTCGGTGACGCAGTTCAGAAGTCGGCATCCCTCGGTCCCTACATCCAGCCCTGCACCTCCGGCTCCAGCGTTTCCACCGGCCTTATCGGTATTTTCCAAGGTTGCCAGTATACCCCGAAGGGCGGCGTCCCCGGTTGGCTTCCCTGGTATCCCGCAGCGGCCGCAGGCGCCGACTCCACGGCCTATGTGATCGACGCGCCCAACGCCATGTTCAAGGTCGCAGCGCTCCTGACGGCTATCCCAGCCACGGCGATCGGCAACAACATCGGGTTCACGACCGGGGCCGGCGGCACCACGGTTGGCGGCGGCTTCTCGAGTTACACGATCGACTTCGCCTCGATCTCGTCCGCGGCTCTCATGCCGTTCAAGGTTCTCCAGCTCTACCCGGGCGTTGGCAACGGCTCTGACCCAACCACGAACTACAACTGGGTCATTGTCGGCTTCAACAACTCGCTCCAGCGCCAGGGTAACACGGGTATCCTGTGATGATCTTACCCGAAACCAACGTGGGTATGGCCGTTCAGGATCAACGAAATGTTGGTCTGTGTGCATCCATATCGCTTGGCTATTTCGGATTGACTCATGGTTCTACCCAAGGCTCTGATTTCGGTGATCTCCTCCGAAGTCAGGAGCTTTTTGAAGCGAGTGATGCGGCCGATGTTGATGGCGTGCTGTCGATTGGCTCTATCGTCCACCCATTCCAAGTTCGTAACAACGTTGTTGGATTTGTTCCCATCAACGTGGTTGACCATCGGCAGCTTTTCGGGATTGGGGATAAACGCGATGGCAACAAGTCGGTGAACGTGGATCGACTTGGGTTGTCCATCTCGGAAGAGATTGACGTTTCTGTATCCGAATTTGTTCGTGCTTGGCCTGAGAATTTTCCCATCAACGCGTCTGGCCTTAAGTCCGTAGCAAACGCGATCAAGGCTTCTGACCTGGCCGAGATTGCTGACTTCATAGAAGTCGCCGAGATTCGCGACCGGAACGGGTCGCCATTCTTCTGTGAGAGTGATATCCATTCGACGGGTTGTCCTTCCGGTAACAGCGGATCGACGATCAAGGGCCCGTCGCGCGCAGCAACGTACGGCGGGCCCGCCATTATGGCATTTGGCTCCGCTACTTACAATAGGAGCCACGTAAATGCCGATTAGTCTGGCAAACGTCCGTTCAGAGTTGCTGCCGGGATTGTTTGACGTACGTGGTTCGTACGACATGATAAGTCGTCAATGGGACAAGGTCTTTAAGACCCACAAGTCCTCAATGGCGGTGGAGCGCTCCACCCAAATGGCGTTCGTGGCGCTGCCGTACCTCAAGGACGAGGGTGCGGCAACCCAGTTCGACAACAATGCTGGCGAGCGCTTCACATGGGCGTTCATCCATGTGGAAGTGGCCCTTGGCTACGCGATCACGCGCAAGGCGATCGACGACAACCTGTACAAGGCCCAGTTCAACCCGACCAACCTGAAGCTCCAGGAAGCGTTCGCGCAGTTCAAGGAAATTCAGGCCGCCAACATCTTCAACCTCGGCACGACATACAACGCGAGCCAGGTCGGCGACGGCGTTGCATTCTTCTCCACCGCGCATCCCTACGACGGTGGAACATGGGCCAACACGTCCAGCACGCCGAAGTCTCTGAACGAGTCGACGCTGCTTGCGAACATGACCAACGTGCGCGCTCAGTTCGTCAACGAGCGCGGCATGAGGATCTTGGCTCGGGCCCGCAAGCTGGTCGTACCGCCGAACCTTGAAGCGGTCGCGATTCGCCTCACCAAGACCGAGCTGCGCCCCGGCACCGCGGACAACGACGTGAACGCCATCCTGTCTCTCTCCGGCGGCCTTCCCGAGGGATTCATCGTTCTCGATTTCCTCACCTCGAACTTCGCGTGGTTCCTCACCACGAACATCGAGGGACTCATTCATATGCTGCGCATTCCGTATGAGAGCGACATGTGGGTGGATAATGTTACAGATAACCTCCTTGTCAAGGCATATGAACGTTACTCATTCGGCATCAATGACCCACGAGCAGCGTGGGGGGAGTTTCCGACCGCATGATCTGTATTTGTTGTAACTCACTCCGCTAAATGATACGGTTAGGTTTCTCACAGAAGGAGAAACCTCAATGTTGAAAGACCTAACCGCAGCGCATGTACGGCACTTGTTCACATACGATCCCAATGACGGATGTTTAAGGTGGAGAAACGCAGCAGGAGTAGCAGGGAGAATCCCGTCAGGGACAGAGGCAGGCCAAGACCATCCTGAAGGCTATCGCTATATTAAGATCGGCGGGAAGGCTTACCGGGTCTCAAGAATAATCTGGCTGATTGTTACCGGATCATGGCCAAAACATCAGGTGGACCACGTTGATCGCAATCCGGCGAATGACAAATGGGAAAATCTAAGAGAGGCTACGGGTTCACAGAACAAGGCAAATTGTCGTAAATACCGAAACAAGAGTTGCAACTTAAAGGGCGTTCAGGCTGTGCAGAAAAGGCGATCAATTAGATATCGGGCTATCGCCACCAAAGATGGCGTGCGGCAGCATCTCGGATACTTTGATACGCCAGAGTTGGCCCACGCCGCTTATCTGAAGGCCTCCGCAGCGCTGCACGGCGAATATGCGAGCGATGGCAAGGAGACTGGCTAAATGGCTGAATCACTATTCCGCGGGCCTGTCGCGAACGTCGGGTCCTTGATGGACGGGCGGGTCGAGCCGCTTGACGGCCCGTCGATCGACTATCAGGGCGGCGTGATCGCCAATCCGTCGTTCTCGCCTGCGAACAAGGACGGTTTGGCGCCTGGTGCGATGAAAGGGTGGTTCAACAACCCTTATATCGTGCTGACGGATGTCATTCCTTCGGCGAACTCGACGACAACGGTTGCGGCGGCTCAGGCGCCGTCAACGACCGCAGGCGTTGCGCTTGGACTGACCACGGCCGTGCTTGGCACGGCTGCAGGCGTTGCGGTGTGGACACCGGGTATTCCGATCATCCCGGTTGGAACGTCTGTGGCCACGACGGTTTCGGCGATCGATTTCGGGTTTGCGACTGGAACGACGGCGGCGAACTCTTCAACCGTGATCGTGAATGATAACACGCTGTTCTCGGTTGGCCAGTGGGTTGTGATTGGCGGCGCTGGCTCGGCTGGTGCGACCAACGTAGCCCTGTTCGCCCAGGTCCAGTCACTATCGACCAATGCGAACAGCGCACTGATTACGATCAGCCCTGTGGCGGCTACCGCGCTCAGCCATACGCCGATCGGCCAAGGCAACCTGTATAGCCAGTTCTTGCCGCCGGCCACTCAGTTCGGCCCCGCAGCGGCTTCAGCCAATGCTTCCGACCCATATCGCGTGGCAGGGTTCTCGCTGCCGTTCAATCCTCTGGAAGGATCGGCTCGAGCGCTATCCGTCACCGCGGCGTCGATCGGATCTGGAACCACGGCGCTTGTGGTTGCTGGCTATGACATGTATTTCAATGCGATGTCGGAACTGATCACGGCGAACGGAACGAATACGGTCAACGGCAAGAAGGCCTTCAAGTACGTGTCATCTATCAAGGTGGTGACGGCCGCTACCACTGTAACGCCTGCAAACGTCGTGGTGGGAATCTCGGACATCTTCGGGTTCCATCTGCGGTCGGACAAGTGGGAATACGCTGACTATCGTTTTGGTGGAACCTCTGTCATCAACAATGCAGGGTGGACCAAGGCGCTCGGCACGTCTGCCTCGACCTCGACTGCTGACGTCCGCGGCACACTCAATGCATCCACGGCGTTTGCGGTTCCGACCGATGGCGCGCGGCGCCTGTTCATGGCGGTAACCATGCCGGTCTACAGTGCGGCGGCTGCTACCCCGCTCAATACGGCGCCGATCCTCGGCACGGCTCAGGTTTAATCAGGAGGCCTAGATGGCTAAGCACGGCGGTATGCAAGTTAAGACCGAGCGCAAGAAGGGCGGCCGGATCGGCATGGTGGCTTCCGGGAATCCGGAGGTGCTGCGCGAGGCCGATGACGACGAGGACGGCGCGGAGACCGGCCACAAGAAGGGCGGCAAGGTCAAGAAGAAGGACAAGCGCGCGACCGGCGGCAAGGTGCTTGGTCTGATGACTGGCGGCGGCGTGAAGGCGCGTCTGGACCGGCCGGGACGCAAGTCCGGTGGCGCGGTTGGCGCCAATCGCTCTCCGCTGTCGACCGCCCATAACTCGGCGAGCTGCGCCGGCTCGTCCAATCCCCAGGATTCATACGGCGGCACTCCGAAATGACCAAGCTGACGGCCAAGGCCCGGAAGAAAATCCCGACAAAGGATTTTGCCGGGCCTGACCGCAGTTATCCGGTGGAAGACAAGAGTCACGCCAGAAATGCGCTGGCGCGGGTTTCGCAGCACGGGTCTCCAGCACTCAAAGCCAAGGTCAAAGCCAAGGTGCACCGGAAGTTTCCAAGCATTGAGATGAAGATGGAGGGCGGCTGCGTAAGCCAGAGGGCAGACAAGCCGCGCAGGAAATAGGATAGCGCGATGGGTATGCCGGTAGCCGCCACAGTCAATGGTACTGGAACGTTCGTATACTTCCCAGATTGGACGATTTCTCCATTTCAGGTTGGCATTTCGGTTGTCACTGGCACAACCGGCGTTAACGGCACCGCAACCATTGACGTTACATTTGACAAAATTGATCTTGGAACGCTGGGAACACTTGGCACAGCCGCAGCCAATGCCACATGGTGGAACATCGTCGCCTTAACTGGCGTCAATGCAACGGCCAATTACACTACTCCCGTCCAGGCCATGCGAATCAATGTCGTCACGGCGACGGCAACCAGTGTATTTGTTGCCACCTTCGTCCAGGCGGGGCTACCTCGATAACGGGAGGCCTCCATCACCAGCTCGGGCACCTACGCATTCCAAATCACGAACGGCGAAGCTGTTATAGATGCGTTCGAACGCTGTGGCATTCCCATGGCAAAGCTCGAACAGCCGCATTTCTATACGGCTCGACGTCAGATGAATCTATTGTTTATAGAGTTCGACAACAGACAAGTAAACCTTTGGAAAGTCGAACTTATTTCTCAATCCCTAACGCAAGGAACGGCAACCTATACGTTACCAGCGCGTGTGGTAATGGTCTTGGATGCTTATCGCTCGACCACTACAGCGGGGGTAACAACTGACATCTTTATGACCCCAATTAGTCGGGACGATTATGCGGCCTATCCGCAAAAATCTACTCAGTCACCTCCGACACAGTACTTTTTCAACCGTCAGATCACCCCGCAAATTACGCTTTACCCTGTTCCAGACAGTGGAGGGCCGTATACGTTAAATATGTATGTTTGCTCTAATATTCAGGACGCAAGCATACCTGGCGGGGAAACGCCAGATCTTCCGAATCGGTGGTTGGATGTATTGTGTGCTGGGTTGGCCTATCGGGTATCAAGGGTTTATGCTCCCGACAAAACCGTTGCGCTGAAGGCCGATTATGATGAGGCATGGCGTGTGGCCGCCACTCAAGATATTGAAAATACTCCTATCCGTATTGTCCCAAAGTTTGGCGGGTATTACCGATGATTCCTGCGCTGACCTTAGATAGGCTTCGCGAAGTTCTCCGATACGATCCGGAGAGCGGAAAATTCTTTTGGTTGAAAGATTGCAACCAGAATAGAAAATCAGGCGACCAAGCTGGTAACCCTGACAACAAAGGGTACTGGTGCATTATGATTGATGGGAAGACTTATAAAGCCCATCGATTGGCATGGCTTTGGATGGTTGGAGAGTGGCCAGAGGCAGAAATTGACCACATCAACATTAACAAATCCAATAATCGATGGGAGAACCTTCGTGCGGCGTCTCATGCGAGAAATTGTGCCAATACCCCCAGAAAAGTGACCAACAAAATTGGAGCCAAAGGTATCAGAGCCATAAGGTCTGGGAAATATGTTGCGCGCATTATGAAAGATGGAAAAGCGTCCCACTTAGGAACGTTTTCAAGTCTTGAAGAGGCGATTCAGGCTTACGCCGCTGCAGCTTCGGCTCATTTTGGCGAATTTGCGAGGACAGCATGAGACGGAATCCACGACGCGCCGCCGTCGATCCGTCATGGCCCATGGGATGGGCTTCGTCGGACAGGAACGGAATGGTGGGTAATCTTGCCAACATGCAATGGCAGCATGATTGGGCTGGGCCACGCATCATCAACAAAAAAATCTTGGTGCACGAGGATGAGCTTGACCTTCCTCAACGTCAACTGGGCTCGCCGGCCCTGCTCGGCCCAGATCCACCGCCATTGATCAATGCAAGGCCGGAGCAGTATGCTATTGATGAATATCCGGTTTCTACACGTTACACCATGGATGGGCGAATCAGGGTGGTGATGCAGTATCATGGCGCTTCGAACGTCAATCTCATTGTTACCCTTCCGCAAGGTCAAACGGGTGTCTTGGACGGAACGATAAGGTCATTATAAATGGTTGCAACGACTTTACCGGCTGTCGTCAGGGTAGTTGACCTTCCTCTCGGGACCACGGTTACGGGAGCGGAGCTATTTGAGGCTGTGCAGACCTCTGGCGGTGTCGGCCAGTCTGTCCAGCTTTCCTTGGGCCAGATGATCACCTCCATCATTGGAGGCCTCCCGACAGGTGGCGCTACCGGGACTATCCTGAACAAGTCGAGCGGTTCGAATTTTTCAACCCAGTTTTCGGCGATCAATACATTCGTCAACGTCGGTACGGCTCTAGCGACCACTGGGAGCGCTACGTCAATCGTGGCCTTCGTCCCAAATCAGGGCATTACGTCAACTCAGATCGCCAACAACGCAGTTGGTACCAATCAGATCGCCAGCAGCCTCGGGATTGCAAGCTCGCTGAGCATCGGCACAATCCTGACGGTTAGCGGAACCGCCATCTTCAATGGAACGGCGATCTACAACGCTACAACCGTATTTGGTAACGGCATTCAGGTCACGGGAACGTCGCAGTTCACCGGCTCGTTCAATGTTGCCGGCACCACCCTCGTCACCGGAACGTTTGGCCAGGTAGGCACGTCGTTGATGACGGGCTTGTTCGGAGTTGTAGGCACGTCAAACTTTACCGGCACTCATGGTGTCGTGGGTACGACTCTGTTTACCTCTGGCGCCTTCGGAGTCGTTGGAACGTCACTGTTTACGTCAGGAAATTTTGGTGTCGTTGGGACATCCAATTTTACGGGCGCACATTTCGTCGTCGGGACAGCACTGTTCACGTCAGGAGCCTTTGGTGTTGTCGGTACGGGAATCTTTACCGGGACATTGAATATAGTAGGCACGTCTGCCATCGGCACTTCAACAGGGAACGCTCTTTTTCTATCGCCAACTGCTGCTGGTACGTCAGGAAATCTCACGGTTGGCTTCCCTAACACCGGCGCTCCAGGATCAAGTGGATCAACGGATACCGCTGTCGCAGTACGGTTCAGCGTGCAGAACGTCGCGTATGACATCGGCATTTATGCGAGCGGGAATGTCTGGCATCAAGCGAGACTGGGTGGAAACCTCGCAACAAACTTCCCGATTGTCCTTAGTCCGAATGGGGGCGGTGTAGCAGTCGGAACGGCGGGGCTTACGGGCAATGCCGTTCTTGGCGTGCAGGGCACCGCTCTGTTCACCTCCGGAAACTTTGGCGTCGTCGGGACATCCTTGTTTACATCGGGTGCGTTTGGCGTCGTCGGGACTTCAAACTTCACAGGAACGTTCGTTCTTGGCAGTTTGGGAGCTGGACTCCTTGCTGTTAGCGCGACTGGAGTCGTTACCGCGACAACGGTTGCTGCTGGCAGTTTTGTTCTGCTCAACACGCTGTCGCCAAATAACGTTGCTTCCACAAATGACACGTCAAGCTTCAGTGCAACCTACAAGAGCTACCTGATAACTTTCGAAAACGTTTGTCCAGCAACTCAAACGACCACGTTCCAGCTTACGGTAGCAACGTCGGGATCAAACTTCATAAGCTCTGGCTACGTAAGCCAGACGCTCTTTACCAACAATGGTACAACTCTTGTCCAAACAAATACGTCATTCATCCAGCTAAGTGGAGCCATGCAAACGACTCTTGGTCTGGGGATGAGTGGAAGCGTAAGGCTGTTCAATCCTGCAAGTACGACCGCTCGGAAACAGTTCGTAGGGGAGACATCGTCGGCGACTCCAGGGGCAATAAGCACGTCTACAATCACTCTTGGAATGCCAAGCGGATGGTACGATGGGGCGCTGAATGCAGTCACTGGAGTGAACTTCGCGTTCAGTTCTGGAAACATTCAGACAGGTACAATCAAGATATACGGACTCTCATAAAGGACTTTTGAAATGACTAGACGCCGGCCGCTTGTTTTGTTCATGACTTTTGTATTGATTTTGTTTTGCGCTCCATCTGTCAGCCGCTCACAGCCAGCCTATGTTCTTGATTTGCGCGATCTGATGGACGCCCGTTACGGCATTGGTCTATGGACGCAGCGCACCGGAGTTGGCGTTGGCTCTGACATCGGGCCTGCCATCTGTGACGGGTTGACAGCCATTCAATCCCAATTTGTGTTCGGTGGGACAATCAAAATCCCTCCCGGCAATTGGCTGATGAACACGCCAATCCCTGCGTCTCTATTGTCTGGCAACAGGATTGAGGGGGCACACTCGCAGGCGAGCAAGATCATCTTCAACAACGCAAACAATGCGGCGTTCTCGTTCAACGGCAGCGGTTTCGCGACCGGGGGCGGGATGAGTGGTCTTGGCATCCTGCTCGAGAGCGGATTGGGAAATACCAATTCCTACGCGATTTTGATCAATGGTGACTCTGTCCACCAGCAAGACCAGACATCGTGGGATGACCTCTATATAACGTACAAATCTGACCCCGTGCTACCAGCACCGTACTGGTGGGATGGGTTCCATGTCGAAGGCATCGCCAGAACATCTCCTTTGGGAGTTCGCGTCTCGACGCTCAGGAATGTTCAGGTCTTTAACACTCGTAACGCACCTTTCTATTTCAGAAATGTTGTGCAATGGACGCTGGACAATGTCGGCGCCTACACCGGAATTGGTCCCTATGCCAACACTATCCTGATCTCCGGTGCCGTTCACCTATATGGTCAGGGCGTAAACGCATCAATAAATATCTTTGGATCATCTGACGTCATGATCAACGGCATAAAATACTAGGACTACTATGTCACTAACATACGCCACGTATTTGACGTCTCTGGCTAATATGCTGGTGGTCCCGGTGACGGACCCCGGCTTTCAAACCATGATTCCGAATTGCCTGGATGATGCAGAACTGTTCCTGCAGCGCAAGCTTGACCTCGTTGATTCAACCGTCAGGGATTCCAGTTCAACCTTCACTCTGAGCACGCGAAACTTTCCCCTGCCCACATCTCTTGGTACCTACATCGTCGCCGAGCAACTGAACGTCATCACGCCGGCAGGAACTACCAATCCAGAAAGCGGCACACGAAACCCTCTGATCCCGGCCTCGATCGATACGCTTGACTTCCTATGGCCAAGTTCGAACGGATCAACAGTCCCTGTCTACTACTCAATGATGGATCAGGACGTGGCGATCGTCGGGCCATGGCCGGATCAGGCCTACACGGTGGAGGTCGTCGGAACACAGCGGTTCACGCCGCTATACGTCAGCCAGACCACATCGCCGCTCTCAGTGTTTTTTCCGGATCTGTTGCTCGCGGCCTCCCTGGTTTTTGCCTCTGGCTATCAAAGGAACTTCGGATCAATGGCTGACGATCCGAAGCAGGCAATGAGCTGGAAGCAGCACCTCGAGGACCTGCTGACTGATGCCCAGACCGAGGAAGCGCGTAAGAAGTTTCTCATCGGCCACAACGTGACGCCGCAGCCGAAGGCAGGTTAGGGATGTTTCTGGCGGTAGAAATGGCGAATGGCAGCTTCAGCCGTGGCGAACGGCTTGACGTAGCCTTTTCGTGTGCCGATTTGGTCATAGAGCCTGACTCGGTCAATGCCAAGAATTTCGCACCATTCAGAAACGCAGTGCTTAACGCCGTCAATCTCTACGAAAATATTTCGTCGCGTATTCCTCATTTGCTCTTTCGGAGTAGCCCAGCGGCAGTTTTCTGGGCCATAATCGCCATTCACGTCTTTCCGATCGATGGAATGCTTAGGCGACGGCTTCTTTCCCATGTCTCCCAGAAACGTCTCAAACGAGTTCTTCCATTGCGGGCATACAACAATGCCCCGACCGCCATAGAGCGGATATTTGTGGTCATTAGGATTATAGCAGCGTCGCTTAAGCAGTTGCCAAGCGCGGTATTCTGGCGTTCCTGTGCTGCCGTGGGTTTGCGTATGTTTGTTGTTCTTGAGCAGGTTGGACGCCGACTCTTTCGCCAGGCAGCCACAGCTAAACGTGGTTCTACCGATATTTGCCGCCGCAGCAATTGTAGTGTTTCCGCAGTCGCATTTGCACCGCCACATGGCGTTGTTGGCGTTTGGCACCTTTATCCGTTCAAGAGCAACAAGGCGCCCGAACCGTTGGTTTTGTATTTCTCGCATGAGAGTTCTCCCAATTCATACTTACCTATATATAAGAGGGGGATGGAATACAACGAGGAAAAGCAATAATGGTCGAGCCAGTAACCACACAAAAATCTCTTATAGTCCCAAATACCGGCGACCTAAGTGGCGCATGGGGAACCTCCGCGCTCAACCCCAATTTCCAGACGGTTGACGCATTGTTCGGTGGCGTCACCACTATTACGCTATCAGCCGCTACTACGTTGCTGTTGACGGTTCCTGCGACCACTGGCGTATGGCCCGGATCACTTTCACAGAGCGTCAATTCCTTGATCGTTTTCACTGGGGCGCAGACGGGCGGCGCTACAGTTCAGTTCACCCTTCCGGGGTACTACATCATCCACAACAAATGCACGGGAACGTCATACGTTCAACTCTCGCCGTCTGTTGGTTTGGGCAATAGAATTGGAGCTCCCCCGGGCCAGAAGATCCATGTGTTCTATGATGGGACCGACATGGATTACGTCAACATGCCGACGCCGGGTTCAGCCCTCGATCTCCACACCAACACCACGACGTTACCGCCATGGATGAATGTATGTTCGGTTGCGCCATATCTGGTCAAAGATGGATCGGTTTATACGGCGTCGATCTACCCAGCTCTGGCTCAGTTGCTTGGCTCGACATACGGCGGGAATGGCATCACGACGTTTGGGGTTCCTGACGAGAGGTCACGGGTGCGTCTCGGTGTGGACACCATCCAAGTGGCGTCCGGAGCCACGGCAGCGCGCATAACATTCCCAGCATCTGGATTCACAGGGTCTCTGCTGGGACCGAGCGGCGGAGGTTCGCAAACATCTGTGTTGTCACAAGCCAATCTTCCAAACGTCAATTTCAGCTCAAATTCATCAGGCTTTATCAGAGCAACCACTCTATCTGGAGGTTCAATTGGCGGGACAGGCGACTTGATCGGAGGTCAGGGAGGTGGCACGGTGCTTGCAAGCGCGGTCGTTCCTTCTGGCGGCTCAAACACTCCTTTCGCATCTGTTCAGCCATCTCTCATTTCCACGCTTCCATTGATCAAGACGTGATTTGATGCCGTACGGCAGTGTCAAACTCATCCCCGGAATTGACGTTGAAAAAACACCAACGTTGAATGAGGCTGGCATTTCGTCGAGCCAGTTGATCCGCTTTCGTGAAGGCCTCGTACAAAAGTACGGCGGATGGTCCAAGTTCTACGCCTTCAATGTGGCTGGCACGCCGCGCGATCTTCATGCATGGCAGGATCTGAACGGTAACCACCATCTCCTGTCTGGAACGACGGGAAGCCTTGACATGATTACGTCAGGTTCTCTGGTGTCGATCACGCCTCAAGAGGTAACGTCGGATACGCCTCCGAACTTTTCGACCATCGCAAACTCTACCACGGTCACCATCACCGATCCAAACATCAATAACCTGAGTTCGTTTGACTCGGTGATGATCAACACGCCGATTTCGATCGGCACTACGGTGATATCCGGGCTCTACACGGTAACGACGTTAGGAGGAACATCCTACAAGATCAACCTCGCAACAGCCGCTGGAGCAACGGTCAACAATGCCGGATCTTTGCCGCTGTTTCAGACAGCGACCACGTCGAACATCGTCAGTGTTACATTCACGTCGCACGGGCTGTCCAGCACCGGCTTTATCAACGTAGCATTTCAGGCCACTACCTCTCTTGCCGGGGTCACCATCTTTGGAATCTATCCGTCTATCTGGGTAGACGCCAACACGTTCACCATCAACGTGAATACGCTTGCAACGGCCTTGGCCACCGGGTTCATGAACAGCGGAAATGCTGACTTTCAATACTTCATCAACCTGGGTCCGGCTTCCAGCGGCTCTGGATATGGGACTGGAGGATATGGCGCTGGCGGTTATGGCACTGGAGCATCGTCTTCATTTCAGACCGGCACGCCGATCACTGCAACCGATTGGACGAGTGACAACTGGGGTGAGATAGCACTGGCCAATCCTTCAGGTGGAGCGATCTATCAGTTCGATCCGACCGGAGGTTTCAACACGGCATCCATTGTGCCGACCGCGCCTCCGTTCAATGGAGGTATCTTCATCTCCAATTCCCTGCAAATCCTGTTCGCATGGGGATCGACCACGAACGCCAACATCGGACAGTCTCAGGACCCGATGTTGGTGCGCTGGTCGGATCAGGGAGATTACACCCAGTTCAAGACCTCGACCACGAACCAGGCCGGTTCGTTCCGGATTCCGATCGGATCTGAAATCCGCGGCGGCATGGCGGTGTCAAACCAGAACCTGTTCTGGACTGATCTGGACTTGTGGGCCGCGACCTACAAGGGATTCCCGCTGGTGTTTGGGTTCAACAAGATCGGGGCCGGTGCAGGACTGATCTCTTCCCATGCAGCGCAGCAATTTCGGGGCTCGGTCTACTGGATGGGAGCGAGCAACTTCTATGCCTATGACTCGAATGGGGTCAGTGTTATCCCCTGCACGGTCTGGGATTTTGTGTTTCAGAACAGCAATACGTCATTCCTGCAGAACGTCAGGTCCATGCCGAACACGCCCTATAACGAGGTGGGTTGGCTGTTCCCGTCGTCGGCATCGGTCAGCGGAGAATGTGATTCCTACGTCAAGATGAACGTCACGGAACCTACCAAGCCGTGGGACTACGGGACGTTGTCGCGCTCGGCATGGATGGATCAGACCATCTTGGGCCCTCCGATCTCTGCCACGCCAACTGGAATCATCTATCAGCAGGAGACCACGAACGACGCGGATGGACAGTCTATGACGTCGTCATTCGTCACTGGATATTTTGTCATTGGCGAAGGGGAGGATTTCGCGTTCGTTGACGTTATCATACCGGACTTCAAATGGGCCTTATACGGGGCCTCTGGCTCGGCTCAGATCCAGATGACGTTCAATGTGGTCAACTACCCCGGTGATACTCCGGTAAGCTACGGGCCGTATGTTGTCACGTCTACAACTGAGTTTATATCGGTGCGCTTCCGTGGACGGCAAATGTCGATTACGGTCACATCGAGCGATCAAGGTAGCTTCTGGCGCATCGGTAAGTGTCGATATCGCTGGGCGCCCAGCGGGAGAAACTGATGGCCGGCGCAGACGAGGTAATCAGCCAGCTCCAGAACATCGCCGTGCAGCTCGCCGCGTGGGTACAGTGCATGTCCAATGCAACCCCGGCCGCGACCACGACGACCTCACCGAAGTTCACTGCGGTCACGCTGGGAACCGCTTCCATTACACCTCTAGTTAGCACTAGCTCGATTCGGCACGGCATTGTCTTTCATAACCCTGGCACCGCAACCTGCTACGTGTTCCAGACCGGAATGGCGACTTCTCCGACTACGTCGACATTGGGAGGTTCCCTCTCGGTTGCCGGCGGTAGCACTGTGCCGTTCCCGTCTGCCCAGTATCCAAATATCAATTGCGGATTCTCCGGATTTGCGGGGACAGGGACTGCACAACCGTTTACAATCATTGAATTCTTCTGAGGACCTCATGCCGCTCGTTCATTCCAAATCAAAGCCCGCGTTCAAGAAGAACGTCGAGACGCTGATGGGAGAGGTCGGCAAGTCGCCTCATGTCCAGTCACGGGCACAGGCCCTTGCAATCGCCTACGAGACCAAGCGCCGCGGTCGAGCAGACGGTGGCGGCGTGTTTGAAGGGCCAATCGTGTCTGAGGTGCCGGGACGGACAGATGAGCATCCACTTGACGTTGCGGCGGGGAGCTATGTCCTTCCAAGTTCTCACGTTGCCTCCATGGGCGAAGACAACACCATGGCCGGCATGAAGCACATCAGGGATATCGGCGCACACGGCATCCGCAAGCTGGTTCATTCCGCAAAGGGCGCGTCAGACATCATCCGCAAGCACAGGCTAAAGCGCGCGATCGGCGGGTCCGCAAAGGACGACCAACCAGACGTAGGGCACCCGGTCCCGATTGTGGCTGCCGGCGGGGAACATGTCCTATCCCCCGACGAAGTCAAGATTATCGGTGACGGGGATGTGACTTTGGGCCATAGATTGTTGGATAACTGGGTCGTCGAAAACAGGAAGAATCACGTGAAGGTGCTCGAGCGTCTTGACCCGCCGGCTAGAGATTAATCATGGTTTATAGGCAAAAAATTCCATCACCAAAGAAACTGGCTGTGGCATCTGGAGAAAGATATTATTTCACGGGTAAGCCATGTAAGCATGGTCATATTAGTAAACGATGGACGTATAACGGTTGCTGTGTTGAGTGCGGAAATGAAAATACCAAAAGATGGGCTAGGGAAAATAATCAACATGTGGCGGAAAAGAGTCGCCAGTGGCGGATAGCCCACCCAGAAAAGGCAAAGATAGTTCAGAAGAAATCAAATTCTAAATGGTTTTCTAAACCAGAAAATAAAGAGAAAGCACGACAACTATCTGAGATCAGGTATGCTTTAAACGGCGATGAAATCAGACGCAAGCAACGCGAACGAGGCAGAAAAGATAAAGTCAAGAGGTCAATCTACAATAAAGAATGGCGTGCTATAAATAGAGATTATGCGCGTGCTCAAGCAAGAAAGTGGGCTGCTGCTAATCCAGAAAAAGTTAGGGAGGGTAAGCGGAACGCAAAAGCTAAGAGGAAGAACGTTCCAGGAAAACATTCTGCAGCCGATATCGCGGCCATCAAGAAGATGCAGAAAAACAAGTGTGCTTACTGCAGAACAAAATTAGGTAAGAAATATCATATTGACCACATCCTTCCTGTATCCAAGGGAGGAACAAATGATCGATACAACTTGCAGATTACGTGCGTGAGTTGCAATTTAACAAAAGGGGCCCGTGATCCCATTTTCCATGCTCAAACTCTTGGAATGCTCTTATGACTGAAGAGAAAGTCCGCATTGCCTCGATCGCCGACGAAGACGAAATCATGCGCTTGCTCGGCCAGATGCACGCCGAAGGCGGTGTGATGCCACTGGACGAGATGGAGGCGAAGAAGACCTTTCACCTCGCGTTCAATCGTCAGGGCGGAATCCTCGGTGTTATCGGCGAGCCGGGCGATATCAAGGCGATGATTTACCTACTGATTTCGAGATTTTGGTATACAAAGGCAAATCATCTTGAGGAACTGTTCAACTTCGTCCGACCTGATGTGAGAAAAGCACCGCAGAATTATGCCACGCAGTTGATCGATTTTGCCAAAACTTGCGCCAAGGAGATCAACATCCCGCTCACGATCGGGGTTCTAACTAACTACCGGATGGAGGGGAAGGTCAGGCTTTATCGTCGGTCGCTTGGTGTCCCGGCCGGAGCTTGGTTTGTCTTCAACAGTAAATGGCAGAACGAGGAGCCAAACGAGGATTTCTGGCGCGAGCCGTTTCCGAAGCGTGGCAAATCGGGACGCGAGCCACGTCATCTGAAGTCAGTAGGAGGATAGATTGGGAAAGGGGTCATCACAGACCAGTACGTCGCAGTCCGGTTCAACTTCTCCAGATTCCAACGCCTATCAAGCGTATCTGGCGCTGCTCAACCGTGCCTCTGGCGTGGCGTCGACCCCGTATCAAGGATATCAGGGCGAAGAAACTGCTCCGATCAATGAACAGCAGCAGGCCGGCATCGGCAATATCAATCAGATTGCTGGGCCTGATTCAAAATTCATCGGTCAGATCGACGCATCAGGAAACCCGATCAGCGCGGCCGACATCCAGCGCTATCAGGACCCCTACACGAATCAGGTCATAAACGCCACTCAGGCGGATTTTGACGTCCAGAACCAGCGCGCCAATTCTACCGTAACCGGAAATGCTGCGGCGCAGGGGGCATTGGGTGGCGACCGGGTTGGGGTGGCGCAGGCGCTGACCGCTGAGGGACAGGCGCGGGTACAGGCGCCGGTGATCGCCGGGCTGCGGAGCCAAGGCTATCAGCAGGCCGTTAATACCGCGGAGAACCAGCAGCAACAAGGCATGCGGGCCGGGGTTTCAGCCCAACAGGCTGCGATGCAGGGCGCCCAGGCACAGGTCGGCGCCGGCACACTGCAGCAGCAGACCCAGCAGGCTCAGGATACCCAGAAGCGTCAGGACTACTACCAAGCCCAAGGCTACCCGTTCCAGGTGGCACAGTGGCTGGCCGGGATTGATACTGCAGTTGGCGGGTCGATGGGATCGACCACGACGGGGCAGGCCACGACACAGGGCCCGACGCCGAACCCATGGACGCAGGCGGCTGGGCTTGGCCTCACTGCGGCTTCGATGTTTATCAAGGACGGCGGCGCGGTCACGGAGAAGCGGGCCGGCTTTGCGGCGGGTGGCAGTCCCTACGGCAATTCCCAGACATGGGTTCCAACCATGGAGCCTCACGCCAACGTGCTGCATGCCACGATGCCATCCGCTCCGCAGGCGCCGAAACAGGAAGGACTGTCTCAGGACCAGATGAAGGGGGTTGGCGCTCTGGCCAAGAAAGGCTGGGACGCCTTCAATGGTTCTGGCACTGCGCTGGATTATGGCGCATCGGTTCCGGATGCTTTTGGTTCAACGTCGGTTGGTGGTCCGCAAGGACCATCCCCGCTCAATCCTATGTATTTGCGCGGAGGTAGGATCAAGGGATACGCCACTGGCGGGTTAGCCGATGGCGGCACGCCAGACTTCACCGAGCGGTTTGACGCAGCCTATCCGAATATGGCGGCTGGAGTCGGGGCGTCCAAGCCGGCCTATGAGCCGGGAGGCCCGACTTATGATGACGGCGGCGGCCCGTTCCGGTTAACTCCTCCGGAGGATCTGGAGGATTGGCGGGCCCGTGTCGATCGAGACAACGGAAAAAAGATCAGTGCCGCGGCAAGCGATGCCGGATTGCCTGCGCCGCAGATGGCCGCCGCGCCTGACGAGCCATTGCCACCGGAAGTTACTGCCGGTGTCTCGTCGCGGCGCATGACGGCCTCCGCTGCTCCTCCGGTCAGTTCTGGTGAGGACACCGAGGCGCTGGGGTATGCCGGCGCTCCTAACCTGAAGGCTGGCGTAGGGCGACCGCAGGACACCCAAGCACCAGAGCAGTCGGGCGGACTCCTTAGTTCGCTAGGTATCAAGATGACGCCGGAATTGCGTACGGGTCTGATGCAGGCCGGACTTGCCATGATGGCAACTACCAGGGGCGGCCCGGGATCGTTCCTTGGCGGCCTCGGTGAAGCTGGCATGGCTGGCGTGGGCGCCTATTCCAAGTCGGTTGAGGCACAGCAGAAACATGACCTTGAGCAGGCCAAGATGGCCATGGAGGAAGCGCACTTCCAGCAGCCTTACAATCAGATGACGATGGCGCAGAAGGCGGCTGAGGCAAGGGCCGATCGGCCGTACACGCAGTTGACTGCCGCGGAGAAGGCCAATCTCGATCGGGAGAAATACACGCCGGCCGGCAGCGTCATGGTCGGCGATTCGGTCCATCCTCTTGTCATGGAGCAAGGATCTGGCAAGGTCATTGACGCAGTTACCGGGCAGCCTCCCGCGCAGGATGCAAAGATTCAGCCAAAGGGTACCAGAGCGGCAACCCTGAGCCCAGAAGATGCGACGGCAATCGCCCGCTATACCGTTGCAACGGGCGACGATTCCCGGGTTCGGAGCCTCGGTTTCAATCCTGAAAACAAGGCCTTGGTGCAAAGCGCCATCACAAAAGAGATGAACGACAAGAACGTGTCCGATCAGGATATGGCGCAGCGCAAGCAAGAATACAGCGCAAGCGGCATTTCCAAGAACGCCGCGGCTCGCACCAGGTCGACCCGTGAGGAAAATCTCAACATGATCCTGAAGGCGACCGCAGCGGCAGTACCGGCGGCGCTTGAGGAGTCGGAAAAGGTCCAGCGCGCCACGGGATATGTCCCGCTTGATCGCCTTATCCAGCATGGCCAGTTGATTACCAACGATCCGAACCTTGTGACCTTCGGCATGGCGAACCTGCAGCTTGCCGAGCACTGGGCTCGAGCCATGAACCCGATGGGTGTCATGCGCGAGAGCGACCGCGATCTTGCCTTGCACTACCTTGATACGGCATTTTCAAAGGGGACGTACAAGAAAGCCGTCATGCAGTTGCAGAAGCAGGTTACCCGCGAGCGTGACGCAATCAAGGAAGGCAAGACGATCATTCCTGAGAACGGTCAGGCCCAGCCTGGAGAGGTTGGCCCCGAGAAGTCAGAAAAACCCAAGCCGACACAGTCAGATATCGACTACGCCCGTGCTCACCCGGAGGTCAAAGACAAGTTCATCGCCAGATTTGGAGTTGAGCCGTGACCGATGCGCCGGACTGGGCAACTGCGGATAGTGCGTCGGCGCCTGATTGGGCTACTGGTGAAGCCGCGCCTGATGTTGGCAAGCTGACTGCTGCCGGCCGCGGCGCGCTGCAGGGTGCGACGTTCGGGTTTGCTGACGAGCTGCGGGCGATCGACGAGGCTGGTGGAGCAAGCCCTACAGACCCAGGGACGCCCCTGACCAGCATCAAGGGTGCCTACAAATACTGGACTGGTGATCCGGAGGCTGTGCAGCGGTACAACGAATCGATAGCCCGCGAACGTGCCGCAGATGAAACGGCACGAACCCAGCACCCTTATGTCTATGGCGCCAGTGAAGTTGCGGGCGCGATTCCTACCATGGCGGTTCTGCCAGAAGCTGGAATGGCTCGAGCTCCGGCGCTATTGCGGCCGGCTCTGAAGGGCGCTCAGGTCGGGGCTGAATATGGCGCGCTGGCTGGGGCCGGGGCGGGTACTGATGCCTCAGAGCGGGCTATCGGAGCTGGCTCAGGTGCCGTTACCGGCGGCATTGGAGGCGGTGCTGGTGCGGGCGTCTTCCAAGCCATTGGTGCCGTTCTCGGTCCCGTTGTCGGAAAGGCCATTGGAGCCTTTAGAGGCTGGAAAGACCCTGAAGCCGAAGCGTCCCGCCGTCTTGGTTCAGCGCTCATGAGCGACCAAGAGGCCATCGCGGCTGGCGAAGCCAAGGGTATGACAGCAGCAGACTGGCTGGCAGCAAAGCGCGCTGGCGAGCCAGTGACGTTGGCTGACCTCGGTGCCGGCAAGACGCAGGCACTATTGCGTTCGGCCGGGAATACCGATCCTGGAGCGTGGGCCAAGCTTGAGAACACATTCAACGAACGATTCCTCGGTCAAAGCGAGCGCGTTGCCAAGGATGTGAAGGATCTCGTCTCTGGTGGAGCAAACGCTGGGAAGACCTCAGACCAGATCGTCGCCGAATATGATGCTGGCCGGGTACCAGCCTATGCCAAGGCCTTCAAGGAGGGGGATCGCGAAATCATTTCCCCCACCATCGAAAGGCTGATGGGGAGTCCGGCCTTTGAAGATGCCATGAAGCGTGCCGTCACGACGGGGAAGGACCGCGCGATTTCCGAAGGATACGGGGCCTTCAATCCGGGCGTGACCGTCGAAGACGGCATGATCAAATTCACCAAGACTAAGCCAACTGGGGTCCCACAGTATCCGAACCTGCAATATTGGGACTCGGTGAAGCGCGAGCTTGACAGCATGGCCAGTGTGGCCAAGAGGCAGGGCGATACGTCGTCGGTCGCGGGTACCTTGGCGAAGTCACTCCGTAGCGAACTGGACAAGGCCGTGCCTTCGTATGGCAGTGCCAGGGGTATTGCGTCGCAATATTTCAATGAAAGCAATGCCCTTGAGGCTGGTCAAAAACTCGCGGGGAAAAAGGTCGATCCGAAGCAGATCATCGATGTCATGCGCCAGATGAAGCCAGACGAAAAGGATCTGTTTCGCGAAGGCTACGCCTCAGACTGGGCAGATCGCGTCATCAAGAATATCAGCGACACCCGCGATATCACCAAGGCGATGTTCAATTCTCCGAACGAGCGGGCTCGAGCACTGGCCGTGTTCGGACAGGACGGGCTCAACAAGATGCAGGCTCGCATGACGCTCGAAACGATCATGCAGGGCGCCAAGAATGCGATGGGCAATTCGACCACTGCGAAGCAGCTTATCGAGGCGGGCTTGGCTGGTGGGCTTGTTGGCGGGTACGAGAGCGGATGGGACTGGAAGCACGTAGCTGGCGGATCATTGGCAGGTAGTCTTGCCGCCAAGAAATACGCTGGCGATCTCGCGGCCATGGGCGCCCGGAAAATCATGGGGCGCGTCGATAGCAAAACCGCCTCCTATGTCGCCGATCTGTTGACATCCAATGACCTTACCCAGATGCGCAAGGGCTTGGATCTGGCCATGAAGAACAAGGCCATAATGGACGGACTGAGGCGCGTTGCTAATAACGTGGCACTTGGCACGCAGAGTCCCGTTTCTACTGGGGTAGCGAGTTCCGTGCCAAAACTCCTGACATCTTCGGTGCGCGCGGCAGATCAGAATGACAGGAGCAAACCGGAATCGGCCGGGTTTGCACGAGGCGGGAATGTCGTTTCTAATAGTCGCAAAGTTCATTCTTCCAATCGTGCGTTGCAGTTGGCATATGAGGCAAAAAGAGGCCTCGCTTAGAGTTGCGTTTTCCCAAAACATCAGCCGTCAGATCGGCGAAAGGTTGAACATGAATCAGGAGCAGGTAAAGAGCGGTCTTAGGTGGTTAATTACTACCTTCGGTGGTGTCGTAGCAGGATGGTTCGCCGCAAAGGGATGGTTCACCATTGACCAGGTGACCAGCGTCCTCAACAGCCCGACGACGCTAGCGATTGCAGCGTCTCTAATTTCCGGTGCATGGGGCTTGTTTGTCCACACCGAAAAGAACGCGGTTGCGGTCGTTGACACCATGGCGAAGCAGCCGGATTCTCCGGTCAAGGCCGTGGTAATGGAGCCGACCATGGCGGGTCGAGAACTGGCCGATTCGTTGCCGGGCAAGACGACCGTTGTAGCCGGTTCGTCTGAGGCCGTCACCATGGCGAGGGCGGCATGACCTTTTCGCTTCTATGGCTCCCCAAGGTTCTTTCTGATGCGGGGCTTCAGGTCAGCGAAGTCCCAGGCTGGAAGAACCGCGGGCACGGCGACGAGGGCGAGGTTCGTGGGATCATCTGCCATCATACCTGCGGTCCGCTGCACGGTGAAATGCTGGATTTGAACGTCATTGTCGAGGGGCGGCCTGATCTCGGTGGGCCTCTGGCACAATTAGCGCTTGGCCGTACCGGGATTTTCCACATCGTTGCTGCGGGCAAATGCTGGCACGCAGGCCGCGGTATGTGGAAGGGGATCACCGATGGCAATGCTCACTTCATCGGGATCGAGGCGGAAAACACTGGAGAGACGAAAGGCCCGCGATCCGATCCATGGCCCGAGGTGCAGATGGACGCCTACCGGCGCGGCTGCGCGGCCATCCTGAAGCACATCAAGGCGACTTCTGATATGTGCATCGGCCACAAGGAATGGGCGCTCCCGAAGGGCCGCAAGGACGATCCAAGCTTCGATATGAACGTCTTCCGTAAAGGCGTTGCGGCATTAATGGCACCGAAGGTATGACATGAACGGCATGCTGAGATTCGCACTCGGTCTGGCCAACATGCCAGATGAGACGGTGGCCGATCTGGAGCAATCCTTGCCGGGATTCTCCCGATTGGTCGCTGCCGCTAAACAGCTTGAGCCGATCATTCAGAAGGCCATGCCGCACGTCCTCCAGCTCGAGCCGCTAGTTCAGGAGGCCGCGCCGATCATCAAGGCGGCTTACCCTGATCTGGTCGCTGTGATCCCAACTGTCCAAGAACTTATCATCTTCATCCAAGGCAAAGGAACCAAAACGTCATGATGAAAATTCTGGCTACGATCGCTGTTCTTGTGCTCGCCACCTCCCTTGGAGGCTGTCTCTCCAAAGAGGAGATTGCGGCTGCCAAAGCCAAGGTGGCCAACGTCGTAGCCGCAATCAAGAACGGCGCCAGAGTCACCACTGATGCGGCCCTAGACAGCATCAATACCACGTGCAGCATGCTCGGCGATATCAATGCCGACAAGGCGGCCGTTCAAGCGGTGATCTTAAACTCGGCCAGAACGCCCGGCCCGAAGACTGCGGCTAACCTTGAGCGTGTTGACCAGGCAGTGAATGCCGCACAGGAAATCTGCTCTCGATCAGCTGCCGGCACGGGCAACACCATGGCAAACCTGTTGCTGCTGTGGAGCTATTACACGTCCGCTTTGAACGCGGTGAACGCCGCCAAGCAGTCGGGCGGTACGACATGAGCGGAAGTCCGACCGGCCGCGGCTACGTGCAGGGCTCGGACTCCTACCGGGCGGATGATGTCGCCCGGGAGGAGCGGGAGCGAGAGAAGTTTACGGGCGTTGACGATCTCCACAAGGACCCGAACGATCCGAACTTCGGGGATTACAACATCCCGCCGCGCGACGACAAGATGAGGAAGGCGCTAGAGATGGTCCGCGCCTATATGAAAGAGGAGGTGGACGAGATCGGTGTCGAGCTTCTGACGCCGGAGAACCGGACGATCTGGGACGCGGTTGAGGACGCGCTGAAATGACGATTGAAACAGACATCGATCCGATTAAGTTCGTCCAGAGCCTCTATGGTGAGGTGCCCGAGATCATGCAACATCTCTGGTCACTGATGCCTATTGGCAAGGAAATACATCTCTCCAATGGCCGCGTCGGCAAGGTCGTGAAGTTCATCGAACCGAGATTGCGCGAAGGTCAGGGATGGGAGTTTGGCTTCGATGTTCGTTTCGAGGCCGGCTCTCCGGACCATCTTGAATTTATGGTGAGGCATACAGGCGGAGGTGGTGCAGTCGGAGTAGCGGTGACACCTATCGCTACGGTCTCGCGGGCATAGCCATGACCCGCTGGGACGCCACGACATTCGAACAGGCCTGCATCTGGATCGGGTTCTTCGGCGCGGCCGCGCTCGGATATGGATACCTCGTTGCTATCGGTCTAGCGTAAGATATTATGGTGGAAAAACCTCCGCCAATAGACCCGACGAAAAACGTTCTCGACACGCTGGCCACGCGGACAATCGATACCGTGACGATATGCGTGATGCTGAGACGAGGCGAGTCGACCAATTATCCGCGCAAAAATTGATGTTTGATCTAGAACTAGCAAAGATTTTGCGAGCCAATCAGGATGCAGCGGCAAACTTGCTGGCGACACAGCTTAAAGAGGTCAAGAACGATTTGTCCGACCGGATGTCCAAGCAGGAACAGTTCCGATGGGAAAGCGGAGGCAAATCGCAAGGCATCAACATGATAGGGGCAATCGTAATAGGGGTCGCTATAGTCATTTCTGGGGCCCTCGCAGCGGCGGGGTTTATCTACACCACTTCACAGGGGCATGTGGTTCCTAAATGAAACGCCACCTGATAGCACGATGCGACCGTGTCCGCCCCAACAACGGGATTGTGGAGGTATTCTTTACGACCTCTGGACTGTTTGGGCAGCAGGATCAGCAAGCCCTTTTCAACCTGATTGTCGATCCTGCCGAGCAGGAGCAGGAAGGCGAGTATTACGAGATCAGTATCCAGCCTCCGTCAGGAGGCGTCCGGTCGGGTACGATGCCGGGGAGTTCACGCGGGAGGAGTTCCGGTGCATCACAGCAACGGCCGATCAGGTGGACATATTCGAAGCTTTCATAGAGAGCCAGATTGGCAAGCCATACGACTACGGCGCGGTGTTTTCGTTCTTCTGGCCGTGGCATGACTGGCAGTCGTTCGGAGCGTGGGATTGCAGCGAACTACCCGCGCAGGGCTTCTATGAATGCGGGAAGTATCCAAAGAAAGACGCACTACAAGCGAGCAAGTTCACGCCGCGGGATCTGCGGAACCTGACCAGCATGACGATGGCCGGCGGTGGGATAGATGGATGACCTGCTCGCCCTCTTCAATGTGCAGTGCATGGCTGCGGGATCTCTGGGCGGCCTCGTGCACGGCTGGCGGGATGAGAAGGCCACAGCATGGGACGTGGTGAAATACATCGTCTATGGGGCAATTGCCGCGAACTTTGTCGCACCTCAATTGTTGAAGATGTTGGCGGTGTTCCCCATAGGATTCGTGGCCTTTGGCGTCGGGACAAGCGGAAAGCATATCTGCCTGCTTATCGAACTGGCTTTCAACAAAGTGGACGTACTCAGGAAAACAAAAAATGAGTGAACTTGTCATCGCGTTCTATGACTTCGTCGCCTTTGCAGGCGTGCTGTTGCTGATGTACGTCATCCGGCAGGCGCAGAATGACTTGCATCTCAACCGGACAGACCGACCTCGGGTGATGCACTGGCGCAAGGTCACGTTCTTCGCAGACGCGATATACGTTCTGCTCACGATCTTCTTTCAGGACTACTGGCTGCGCAATCCATCTGTGATCATGACTGGCTTGGTCGTGACCGGAATCGTTGCCGGCGGCATGTCGATCCTGGCAGTGAGCGTGGTTTCGATGCGCGAGCGTGCGCCGCCGAGCACTGGACACGGCTTCCGGGTCAACACGGGGAGCATCTGGAGATCAAGATTTGGCAGATGAGCGGTAAAGGTCGCGACGTTCGCGCATTCGCTCGACAATTTTGCGAAGAATGTTATACGGCTCGAAGTCGTCGTCGAGCATCCATTCATCGTAAGTCTCCAGCGCTTCGTCAACGACATCCCATCCTGCGCCGCGTTGTTGCTGGTATTCGATAGAGCTTTCAGGTTCTGCCATATGTTTTCCTTGACGAAAATTACCATAAATTCTGGAGATATAACCATGGTGAATCTTATCCGCTGGCTCATGATTCTTACTGCATTCGCGCTTCTCCCGCTCTATGGGCTGTGGGTTGTGGGTTGCCGGCGGGGCGATCTGCGACGCGAGGGAGCGGAAGCGGCGGAAATAGCTTAGTAAAGAAACTCGTGCATTTCGTGGATGGTAACGCCCTCAACCTGAGCAACATGCCTCTTTGCGACATCGCGGTCATATCGACCGGCCTCATTCGGATCTGACGTATAGCCACGCCATTCAGGACGATAGAAAAGTCCCCGCTTCATCATCAATACGCCAATGGAAGTCGGCGCAAGATATGGTTCGCTGTGTTCAATCATGTCTCTTTCCTTTGCTCACCGTTAATGTGACGCAGATTGTGCATGCACAGGATAACTGGATTTGTCCAGTACCGCGGTAGCCTGTCGATCTCGACTGCACGACACTTCCAACGATCCACGATCGTTCCGGTGCGGCCGTGAAATTCGTGGTCACTTCCCTCCCGCGGGTCCGGCGCGTGGACGATGACGCGAGTGCCTGGCGGGAAGTCGTCGCGGTAAGTCATCGACAAGGTAACTCCTGCACCTTGCAGCGCGCTCTGATCTCGACAGCGACGTTAGAATAGCCCTTTCGGTCGCCGCGCAAAAGCCTGTGCTGGCCTCCGAGCGTGTTGGTGATCCAACCAGCCCAATGCTTGATGATGCGCTGGCGCATGTCATACTGACCTTTGCGGTAGGCCTCTTCAACGGTCATGGTCGGTTACCTTTCTGTGATGATTAAGTTAAGGCAAAACAGTGAAGCCGGCGTGCTCCAGCTTCTCAATGTCGTGGGCTACACGATGCGAGAACATCGCGTCCCACCATGGCCGCATGTCGTCGTGGCGGAAACGACGATCGTCGGATGCGCTGCGGTCAAGAGTATAGCCAGACGCAAGGCAAAGACGCTGCGCTTCTTTTTCAATCAGTTCCCTGCGAGTGATCACGGCGCTTCCTTTAACTGCTGATGACGGAAACTACCGACCGGCATGCGACGGCCAGCGCTCTTTGCCGTGAAGATGATACTGGACGCAACTGAGCGAAACACCGAACCGTTTGGCAATCGCTGTCTGAGCCATTGTACCTCTCAGTGATTTGATTTCGGCGATATCGGCCGGCTTCAATTCACGCTTGCCGGCGCGCCCGCCGGGGTCGCTGATGATGTGCATAATTCCCTCGTTAACTTGCCGTCACGGCTAATCGCCGCTATCCCAGCTCATATCCTTGCCGCAGTGCATGCACTCGCCGCGATGGTTGCCGTAGCGCGTTTGCTCGCGGGTCGCCGTCGAGATACGCTCGTGACCCGGGCAGGCGTTGATCCGCGCCATGTTGGCCTTGCATAGTCGCGCAAACGCCTGCCCATCGGCATCGAGCGTCGCGATCTCCTCATCGGTCAATAGCGTGACCGGCGTGCGTTGGATTTCTTCTTGCGTCCTCATACCGTCTCCTGCTGCTCTGCGCCGTCCCGATGACTGCCGCGCCCCTTGAAATTCTCAGGTCTGACCAGACAGTTCGTTAGCGAATAGGTCGCTTGGGAGCATCTTGCAGCGAGATCTTAGATGCATGCCCGACGATGCCTTGAAGCTGTTGCTTCGGTTCAAGCTTCCACATTTTGTCCAGGGCATCCGCCGCGACAGAGGCGGGGCTGCTGGTGCGACCATCAGCGATGCGCTCCAAAGCGACGCGGGCAATTCTAAGAGACTGCTGAATCTCAACGATCCGTTGTTTACTCATGTGCTTTAACCCGAGGTTATGGTTGAATTTGCTGAATGATGGCGACGCGATGTGCCCGACACCATTTTGTCCAGATGCTCGGCAGACAATACCCCTGCTGGGTTCTTCCGGTTCGAACGCGAAGATATTTCACGCCGCAATCTGAAACATGAACAACATGGCGCTCCCCAATGCTTTCATAACAAGAGCGCACGATATCGCCTGGCTTTGGATCTAAGATTGGATCGCGTCCCATGATGCTTTCCCTATCCGATGGTTACGGCGATGTTTGTGCTTCTGCGAGTACGTCGAAGTGCCGAGTCCCGGCCTTCGGGTCGTAATATTCGTAGTCTTCCTTTTCCTCATTCCAGCTCTGTCCCCAGAACTCGCCGACTGATGTCTGTTGCCACGCCAAAGCGTCGTCAGGCGCCAGCTTGGCTGTGCGCAGGATCTCTGCCTGTTCGCCAAGACTGCTATCGGGGTGCTCGCGGCCGTATTTGGCGAAGGCCTCGGCGACCGTGGAGGCGTCCTTTCCCCATACGATTGCGTTGTCCATTGTCGAGAGCAGGACGATCCGATCGTGCTCCGGCATGGGATAGTGAAGATTGGCGTTCCAAACTTTCTTGTGTAGCTTTTCGTCGAAACCAAACCCGGACATGCCACAGTAGCGCTTGGCTATATCG